CTATTCTTTTTGACAAACCCACACTACAAGCACATAGCACCTCAGGTGGCGATGGCATACATGCCACATTACCCACTGAATTGGGAATCATCATTGCAGACCATACTGTAATGGACCCAAAAGACCAACAGGAAGTCGATTTTATCCGTCAATTAGACAAGTCCGTAGAAGTCTATTCCAGTAAGATTCTGTAAGTTGTTGATTTTAAACGCCTTTTTTTCTGTAAAAAGGCTTGACAAATAATCAGTTTGGGCATACAATACATGTATTGACACTGAGAAAACGGAGATCGATATGAACGCACTTCAAGCATACGTAGACCAGAAGAATCGTTGGAACGCTCTTTTCAAGGGCGAACAATATGAAATCCAAACTGCTAAAGGTCGTCAACGTGTTGCTGACAGTTTGGACGCTGACCTTAGCCCTGAAAATATTACATGCGACGGTGAGTTGCCCCGTAGTCAGGTTCAGGCCCGTTATAAGCAGTTGACTTCCGCGGCCCGTGATTTGCAAAAGTTGGATCCTTCTATCAAGTTTTACGAATTCTCCTAAAAAGGCTTGACAATAAATGGATTTGGGCATATAATAGAGGCTTAGACAGTCAAACAACGGAGCAGATATGAAGATCGTTATCACTACTCAAATCCGCGAAAATTACGGTGACGCTACTAACCCCTACTGGAAGTTCAAAGGTGGCGACACTTATGTTGTTCCCAATCTGTCGGTCGCTCAAACCCTACAGGTTAAAGAACGTGGTATCCCTACTCTCAGGGCATTGATCGAAACCCGCACTCAGGGTTTCGAGGAGTATGTCGTTGACTGGAGTATCCTCGATGATGACGCTACTGTGTGCGAACCTTGGGAGACCCCGTTCAATCTGTACTGGGAGCAAGGTCGTTGGGTAGCACGCCGTACTGTAGAGAACGGTGAGTATGGTTATATGCGTAGTGATGTTGCTAGCAAGACCGAAGGGTATGACATGCTCATGGCTGGTGACCGTGAGAATTATGTTGCGACCTATACTATGCGCAACGGTGACGTTGTTGATAGTAAGGATGTGGAAACTTATCTGAATAAGGCGGCTTGATTATGGGCTACAGGGTTCTCTCAGAGTTGGAACGCAAATGGCAACCCCGGAAGGGATTGGAAGGTCCCTTTTTCTACCCCAGCGGTAGGGTCCTCTACTATGATGTGAAAGAGGGTAAGTACTACGATCCTACTACGGATTTTTATGTACCCCATGACGAGGCCTCTGCTCTCAAGGACCAAGTGTTCGCCGCGCTAAGTCGTTGATTTATATAGGCTTTTTTCTATGGAAAAAGGCTTGACAATAAATGGATTTGGGTCTATAATAGAGACTTAGACAGTTAGATAACGGAGCAAATATGAAGATCGAAACAGCAATCGCCCAACTTCAAAAGGAACAGGAATTTCTCGGCATTGGTTTGCTGGAACTCCTTCAGGACATTCAAAAGAACGGATTCATGGTTTACAGTAACAAGACTATGATAGCCTACACCGTGTTCATGCAAGAGGGCGCAAAAATGTTTGCGCCGGCTTGACAATAAATCGGATTGGCTATATAATACGTAGTATTGAAACTAACACACAGGACTAATTACATGTCAACGATTCTTGTTAAATTTGGTGAGTATCGCAACAAGCCAGTTGTGAATCAGTCTTTTACTCTGATCAAGGGTTTTCAGACTGGTAAAAAAGGTAACTATGTCACTGTAAAAAATGAGGGCCAATTCCCCATCGCTATCGATGTGGTAAAGGTTAAGGTGGACAGTATTAACGATATTGAATTTAAAGAAGGGGAGCCAGTTTTGTCACAGACAGTAGAATTTAAGAAAGCGCCGGCAGTACAGGAAACTGATGAGCAGGCAATGGATCGCATCGGCACACGTTTTGCGATTCTTGATGAAATGAGCCGTGCATGTATCAACGGCGATATCCGTGCTATGATTGTGTCAGGCCCCCCGGGTGTTGGCAAGTCGTTTGGTGTAGAACAGCAATTGGAAAAGGCAGTCATGTTTGACAAGATTGCCGGCAAGCGTATTCGCTATGAAATTGTCAAAGGTGCTATGACTGCACTGGGCCTCTATGCTCAATTGTACAAGTATAGTGATGCTAAGAACGTGCTAGTGTTCGATGACTGCGACAGTGTTTTTGGTGATGAGTTGTCATTGAACATTCTCAAGGCTGCACTTGATAGTGGCAAGCGCCGCAAGATTTGCTGGAACAGCGATAGCAGCCTGCTTCGCCGTGAAGGTATCCCTGACAGTTTCGAATTTAAGGGTTCGGCAATCTTCATTACTAACTTGAAGTTTGAGAATGTCAAGTCTAAGAAGATGCAGGACCATCTTGAGGCTCTTCAGTCACGTTGTCACTTTTTGGATCTGACTGTTGATAGCGAACGTGACAAGATGTTGCGTATCAAGCAGGTTCATCGTGATAGCACTGACACTGGCGGTCTGTTCAAAGACTATGATTTCACTGAAGAGCAGGCTAATGATGTATTGAACTTCATGTGGGACAAGAAGGCAAAGTTGCGTGAGTTGTCACTGCGTATGGCCCTCAAGATTGCAGACCTTGTGAAAGTGTCCGAATCTAACTGGAAGATGCTTGCTGAGAATACTGTTATGCGTCAACGCTAACAGTTGATTCAAACAACAAAAAGGGGACTTAGGTCCCCTTTTTTTGCCTTTATACTTGCATTTGTTTTCTATAATTGTTATTATTATAGGATGTTGAAATTATCATCCAAAGAACAGTTGTTACATTACTTTTTAAGTAGTGCCATTAAACTTAGCACTTACGACCAAAAGTTTTTACACAATTTAGAATACTTGATTGCCAAATTTCATAGGGTCACTACTAACCAAAAAACATTATTTGAAAAATTAATAAGCAAGTACGCTAAACAGTTTACTAAATTTGGATTAGACAAGGAAGAATTGAAAGAACTGCCGTGGAACACATTGATAGTAGAAAGCATTCCTGAATTCACAGGCGCACAAGTGTCCTTGGTTGGTGACAAATTGATATTGAAGGTTCCTTTTAATAAACATTTCATTTCTGATTTTAGAAGCATAGAGAATAATTCATTCGAATGGAATCGTGATGATAAGAAATATATCAGTTTACTATCTACTAATGCTTTGAAAATTGCACACACATTGCTTCCTAAATATTTCAAAACTGTATCCTATAGTATTGAAATTATGGAATTACTAAATCAAGTGTTACCCCTTGAGGCAGAAATTTGGAATCCAACATATGTAAGAAAGAATGGAAAATATTTGATAGCAGGTATCAATAGTTTCTTATACGATCATATAAAAGATTATGTTTTTAGTAACGATCCAAAAATGTTATTTGAATTATCACAATATGGTGTTAAGATAGATAGTTCAGTAACAGAAGGTGATCCTAAAAAAATATTTGCTTCAGAGTATAATACGATTATAGACCTAGATAATTTACCTACTATAATATCATGGTTAAAAGAGTTAGGAGTCGATGTAGTATATTTTGGGAGAGGACTTGGTAATTCAAATACCCGAAAGGAGATTACCACTATGGTTGAGTCACTAAATATATCTGTCAATGCGAATCCTAAATTCTTTACGGATAATAAGTATACAACTCCTGTGATGCTGAAACTAACAGACACCTCAGATTACCTACCTTATAATCCAAACTCAAGGATAACCAAATATATTAAATTACAAATTTCTAGACCGGTGGATATAAAATGAGAGAAGCAAAAATAGTAATCAAAGACGAGGTCAATGTAAAAATTGAAGGTCTAGAATTAGATGCACGTAAAGCATGCATGAAGAAGTTTGAATACGATGTACCTGGGGCAAGATATTTACCTAGCGTAAAACTTGGACGTTGGAATGGTAAGGTAAGTTTCTTTAGTTTAGGTGGCAGTAGTTATATTAATTTATTAGCAGATATTATCCCTATACTAGAGAAGTACGATTACGACATATCACTACACGATATGCGTGAATACCAAACAACATTCAATTTCACGCAAGTGTCCGAGGACTCATTCGCTGATAAGTGTTGGCCCAAAGATCATGTTATGGCAGGTCAACCAATTAAGTTGCGTGATTATCAGGTAGAAATTGTTAATAACTTTTTAGCCAATCCGCAGAGTTTGCAAGAAGTTGCTACTGGCGCCGGCAAGACTATTATGACTGCGGCACTATCTAAAAGTATAGAAGCATATGGTCGTAGCATTGTGATCGTACCCAATAAGAGTTTGGTAACACAAACTGAAGCAGACTATATCAATATGGGATTAGATGTAGGTGTGTACTTTGGTGATCGCAAAGAGTTTGGTAAGACACATACTATATGCACATGGCAAAGTCTAAACAACTTATTAAAGAATACAAAGTCAGGTGACGCCGAAGTATCAATAGGTGAGTTTATTGAAAACGTAGTTTGCCTTATTGTTGACGAGGTTCACATGGCAAAGGCTGATGCACTTAAAACATTGTTGACCGGTGTATTCAGCCATGTGCCCATTCGCTGGGGACTAACAGGAACTATACCTAAGGCAGAGTTTGAAAAAATCGCATTATTAGTAAGTTTAGGTCCTGTAATTAATAAACTAAGTGCTAGTGAATTACAAGATAAAGGTGTACTAGCACAATGTCACGTAAACATTGTTCAGTTAAAAGATGGGGTAGAATTTAGTAACTATCAGAGTGAATTAAAACACCTACTTGAAAATGAAAAACGCTTAGATAAAATTGCACAGTTGGTTGACAAGATTAAGGATAGTGGTAATACATTGGTGTTGGTTGATCGTGTAAACGCAGGTCGTGAACTTATCAATAGGTTACCTGATAGTGTATTCATTAGTGGAGAAACAAAACTCACAGAAAGAAAAGAAGAGTATGATGAAGTTAAGACTAGTGCTAACAAGATTATTGTGGCGACTTATGGTGTGGCCAGTGTGGGTATTAATATCCCTAGGATTTTTAATTTGGTTCTTTTGGAACCCGGAAAGAGCTTTGTCAGAGTTATACAAAGCATTGGGCGAGGTATTAGAAAGGCTGAAGATAAGGACCATGTAGAGATTTGGGACATTACAAGTGACTGTAAGTTTGCCAAACGACATTTAACACAAAGAAAAGCATATTACAAAGAAGCAAACTATCCATTTAGTTTAGAAAAACTTGACTACTAAGAATAAACCTGATAGAATAAACATATGAGAATATTAACCTTAGACAATATACACTATAACTTAGAAACGTTACCGGAAGAGATTGACGACCTTCGTTTCGCTATAATGGATAACAGTAATCCGCAGAACGTAGATTATCATTATATCCCATTAATCTTTTTAGAAAGTTTCAGTAGCCCTGCACTAGTATTAAGGATAGGTGATCGTTCAATTAAGATGCCGGTAGACTGGCAAGTATTGATTGGTGAAAAGGATCATGGGGACTTAGAAACATTACCATTATCTAGTTTGAACGATAGAGGCTTTAGTGTATTTGAATTTAATCCATTGAGCAGTTTTAATCCTAGTTTCTTACCAATAGAGATTATGGATATCTACCATGATGTTACTTGGTATGCGCCCCGATTACGTAACGGACAATTTTTAGCAGTACCCATCGACGATGGTCCTAAGCCCAGATGTGTTTACTTTGTAAAAGAGATTAGTAGAAACTGTGAAATCGTAGATTATAGTCAGGTATTTTAACATGTTAGACTGTTTAATTTTAGGTGATAGTATAGCAGTAGGCACACAAATGCACTACAAAGAATGTTCTATTGTAGGCAAAGGTGGCATTAACAGTTGGCAGTTTAATAGAAATTACGAAGGTGAATTCTATTCAAATACTGTTATAATCAGTTTAGGTAGTAATGATCATATGGGTGTCAGAACTAAAAAAGAGTTAGAAAAACTTAGAGCAAGAGTCGTAGCAAAGACTAAAGTGTATTGGATACTACCTGCTAATAAAGAAAACATTAGACAGATTGTTACTGAGGTTGCAAACAATAACGGTGATGTTGTTATTCCAATTAAGCACTTACAACCTGATAACATACATCCTAGCAGTCGTGGTTATAAAGACATAGTGAATCAAATTAACAATGGCAACTAAAACTAAAACTCCACAGGACGAAAAGTTTACTGACGTAGACTTCCCGCTATTTGAGGCTATCAACGCTATTGACAACAAAGACTATGGCTACTATGATAGACTTACCCCTGAGCAACAAAAGAAGTTTGTCCCGTGGATGTTGTTGCATTATGCAAGTACGGTAAAATCAAGCACAGCATTACAACAGTTTCACTTGTTAAGTACTCAAGAATTTGCGAACAAACATATGTTCAATGAAAACGTAAGCAATCATCCTAAACTACAGTGGATGATGTTATGTGCCGCAGGATTAGGACAAGGTAAGCAGTTTCATCCTTGGATACCTCAAATTAGAGAACGTGTTAGTAAATTAAAAGACAAGGCAACAGTTAAAGACGTTAAGGAGTATTACGGCAAGATATATCCTAAAGAGTCTGAGGCTACGCATAAAGAATTAGCAGAGGCTTTTGTGAAAGAACAATCACGTAAAGTTTACTTGGCAGAGAAATTCCCCAATTTAAAATTTGATGAAATTGAGATATTGAATGGCATCGTTAGCAATAGTGAAATCGAACAACACGAAAAAGACAGCGGTAACTGGTAACTTTGGTTGCGAGTTTTGTGGACGTACATTTCTACGTGAGTCCACGGTCTTTAATCATATATGTGAGTCTAAACGTAGATGGCAAGATAAAGATAAACAGGGTAATCGCATAGGCTTTCAATCTTGGTTGCAGTTCTATACAAAGAATACTGCTACAAAAAAGAAACGTGATTATACAGACTTTATTAAAAGTTCTTATTACATTGCTTTTGTTAAGTTTGGAACTTATTGTGCTGACGTAGGTGTTGTCAATGTTAGTAGGTATATTGATTGGCTATTAAACAATAAAATTAAAATTGATAATTGGGCTAGTGACACATCTTATACAAAGTTTCTTGTAAGTTATTTGCGTGAAGAAGATGCAATGGATGCTATTGCACGTAGTTTAGAAACATTGATAGACATGACACCCACTGAAAAGATTTCTACTAAAGATATATTAAGATACGGCAATCGTAATAGAATTTGTTACGCTATTACTACAGGTAAAATTAGCCCATGGATATTATATCATAGCGAAAGTGGTAAAAAGTTTTTAGATGAGTTAGATGAAACACAGGTTAAGATGATCGTAGAGTATATTAATCCTGAGTTGTGGGCAGTTAAGTTTAAGCGCAATCCAGAAGTAGTTAATGAGGTTAAAAAATTATTAAATGAAACAGGATACTGAATTTAAACATGCAGTAAGAATTGATTGGAAGCATGGGGACACTATTAGTAAGTGGGATGAAAAATGTGTCTATGCATTAGAGACATTTGGACTACCGGGAGATAAGTTTATCACACACCCCAATGAAGATTACATGGAGTTTATTTTCAAAGAAGAACGTGATGCAATATTCTTTAGTCTAGCATGTCAATGAGTCCATTCATCATACAAGAAACACCTAAAGGTTGGACAGTAACATGGCCAACTGATAAGTTTGTTCCTATACATACACGTGATGGATTTGATAAGTTGTTAAGATTTTTATTTGAGAAATGTAAGGTAGACATTGCTAGATTAATGATACAAAGACTTGACGGTTGGGATATATTATATATTGATAGTATTAATTTTTATCAAAATTATCAAAGTTATTTGGCCGATGCAATACAAAGGCGTCATGTTGTCTTAGGCGTAATTGCTAGCACAAAAGAAGAAGCAGATAAAATAGCAGAATGTTTGGATAAACAATTAGTATGGAGCATACTGAAAGATTAAATTTCGAGTATTGGGATAATTCAAGTTGGCATCTAGTAGTTGTAGATTTGATAAATGATGACCATGAGAAATATTTTGCAATACTAGATTGGTTACGTGACAACGTTGATATGCCTTATCGTCATGCACGTTGGCGTTGGTATGAGTCATACGCTGAAGTAAAGTTTAGATATGAACGTGATTGTATTATGTTTAAGTTGAGATGGCAATGAATATTTGGGATATGGCCAAATACGAAGTTAAGAAACTATTTAAGATCAAGGGCAAGCACTATAATGATTATATGCCTTGTGGACTTAACATCATAGAGAAACTATGGTGGTGGTTAGTTCCCGGTGTTATTGTCAAAGTGAAATGGCCTAAAGGTAAGATAACGGTAGATCATAATGACCCAAGATGGGTCGATCTTGGTGGTGCTGTTTATGTAGAGTTAGATAGTGCGGACCCAAATGACTTTTATCGCCCTTGGATGGAAGCAAATGTTGGTAAACAAAAATTAGATTGGGACTGGGGCTTTGTTGGTAACGATGTTAGCGAAAATACGTTGACCATAAAGATTAGACAAAGCAAAGCCAAATATGCTACAATGATAGTATTGAATTGGGCGTAAATGATTGAATGTGTAATAGAGATATCACATATCAATGAGATGTATGATATACTAAAGATTATTGACGAGTGGAAGTTAGTAAGAAATGCAGACTACACGTTTGCATATGAACAACCCACTTATGATAATCAATACAATTTACTAACTGCTAAACAAGTACGATTAAATTTTGTAGATGAAAAATATGCAATATGGCTTAAATTAAAATGGGAATGACTACAGTGATTAAAAAACGAATACTATCAGCGTCAAGAATAACAACTAAGCCTTTAAGGATGGATAGTCCTGTAAGATTTAAATTTGTAAAGTTGGATGCACGTTATACAGGATACCCTAGTTTCAAATATATGATTGAGGTGATATCATTACACAGAGGTCCAAAAATTAAGGGCTTTAACGAAATACGTGATTGGTGTATAGAGACTTGGGGAATGAGTATAGAACGTGAACAATACTTGTATATGCAAGACATGGATCCACTGGGCATAAAGTTGAACCCTGCTTGGTGCTGGCATACTGAGGATCATAAGATGAATATATACTTGCGTGATGAAGCAGAAAAAGTTTGGGCTGAATTAAGATGGAAGTAAAGAAACCTATATACTGTTCCTTAGCATTTGGATCAGCATCCATAAACTCTTTTGGAGAGTATATTCCTTGTTGTAATATTAGGACCGACAAATGGAAGATGTACAAGGACGGACACTATGATTATGGTGTAGTGGGTAAGGATCCTCATATAAGAATCAACGCTTCTAATTTAATGGAAGTAAGACAGAAACTTATAAATGGAGAATGGCCTGAGGCATGTTATAATTGCAAAGAAGCAGAAAACAACGGTGTTGGTTCTATGCGCACCATATGGAATAAAACTTTAGAAAAATTTGATATCCCTTTAAATGAGTCTATCAATCCAAATGATGTAAAATATCTTGACCTTACATTTAGCACTAAGTGTAACAGTAAATGTATGACATGCAGTTCCTCTCTTAGTGATTTTTGGGAATCTGAGTGGGACGCTATTTGGCGTATTCGTCCTGAACAACAACTAAGACCTGCTCACGGGAATGTAGTAAATCGAATATGCATTGATAGTAATACAACACGAAAAATTGTGAATGATTTCCCTAATGTAGAATTCATAAGTTTTGTGGGGGGCGAACCTACAATATCAGATGAACATACCGAGTTTTTAAAATTATTAGTAGAAAACGGTAGAAGCAGTAAGATTAAAATAAGTTATGTGACTAATTTAACAGGAATCACAGATGAGTTAATTAGTTTATGGAAGCAATTTAAAGCAGTACATCTGAGTGTCAGCATCGACGGATATCAAAGAGTCAATGAATATATTAGATATCCATTTAAGTGGACTAAGATTGAAAGCAATCTTAGAATGTTGCTTAGTATGATGCAAGAAAGTTTTCCAGAAGATACAATGCAACCTCCTACATTCACAGTTGGTTTAAGTTGTACAGTAAGTTTGTTCAATGCTATACAATGTATGGATTTGTTTGAATTTTGGCTTAAGACTGCTCTCTCATATAGAAAACCAAACAATGACGGTACATTAGCACATATGGCAGGGTGCTTTGTAAATAGAGTTTCACACCCTCAATATAGTTTAGTAAGTTTACTTTCTCTAAAATATAGATCCGCTGGTATCGAAAAGGGTAAAAAGATTTTAGAATTTGTAGACTCTTATTTAAAAGATCATCCAGATGAAAGAATAGATTTTGGATTTATTGAGTCTGTAAAATTAGTTATTAAATGGTTAGAAGAACCACAGATTATCAATTCAACATTCTTATCTCAATCTAAACATTTTATAACTGAATCTGATTCTTTTAGAAACAGGCATTTAAAGTATTATATACCTGAACTATGGGAAGAATTAGAAAGTATTTGGAAGGCAGGAATTATTCCAGGGGATTATTACGTACCAGGGTTGATTATGAATACTGTAAAAAATGAACTAGTAGATGGTTCAGGTTATGTAGTAACAGACAATATTATATCCAATGAACTTATTAATAAGGTAATATCAAAACTTCCCGCATGCTATCCTGTACGTGCTAGTAGCAGAGATAAAAAGTATGCAGAGCGTGATGATATAAAGACATTACCTGACATAAGTGTTTGGTGGAGTCAAACTGTTATGGATTGGCCTGAAGTTCAGGAAATTGCTAAAATTGTAGGAGAACAAGTTAAAAAATATTTACCTTCAGCAGAGTTTTATGCTAGTGATATTGTAACTATTGATTCAGGCTCAACTTGGTTTAATCCACATGTAGATACTCCTCATAGATTTAGAAAATGGAATTACAACAGAAATTTGTTAGGGGTGCAAGTCATTGTAGCATTGCATGATATGGATAGAGATAGTGCTAGTACAGGCATCGTACCCCATAGTCAAAAGTTAGACTATGATATTAATTTATGCTATCGAGGTCACTATAATGAATGGTTCTTGAAAAATGTGATGCAGCCAACATTACCCAAAGGTTGCGTATTGTTGTATAATTGCAGGTTATTACATAGCAGTATGCCCAATCCTTTAGATTGGCCTCGCCCAGCCCTCTTGCTAAATTATTTGGATTCAAGTATAATTGAAGAAGTAACTAAAATAGATAATGTATGGACAAGTAATGGCAAATAATTTTCCTAGTTTAGGTAACTTTCATCCTGTAATTGAATATGTAGATGTAGTACAAAAAAATCCACGTGATACACCAGGAGTGACATTTACAATAAAAGGTAACCCCAAAGAAGTTATAAGTTGGTGTCGTAGAAACTTTGGTGATCGTGGTGATGGCTGGGACTTTATGGGTGGCAATAAACATGTTCAAATAACATTGTGGTCTAGTAGATTAATTACAATGTGGGAACTGTGGCAGAACTAATATGGCAAATGATGTAATGATTGACATGGAGACACTAGATACGTCTCCGTACTGTGTCATATTGACAATAGGCGCAGTAAGATTTGATCCTAAAGGTACTGGCGTAATACAGAAGTTAGAATTGCGCCCCACCATTGAAGAGCAAACTGAAACATACAATAGGGTGATTAACGATGATACTTTACGCTGGTGGTCTGAGCAGAGCCCTGAGGCACTGGAAGAAGCATTGGGAGACAGGGGACGCACATCATTTAGAGAGTGCATGGAGACCCTTTATAAGTTTTGTTGGAACCGCCGTGCTGTTTGGAGCAATGGTGCTTCATTTGATGTGGTTGTTGCTGAGACAGCCTTTAGACAGGTACTCAATGATAAGCCTAATCCTATTCCTTGGCCTTTTTACACTATTAGAGATACTAGGACTTTATACGAAATTGCGGGAGTTAAACTCAAAGACGGAGGACATGTCACAAGTCACAAAGCCGTCGAAGATGCGGAACGACAAGCAATAGTAGTACAAGAGGCTTACAAAAAATTAGGATTAGTAAAATGAAAAAACTTTGCAGACGTAAAGTTTTCATTCGTCAAAAAGATTTCTATGAGCAATTAGAGAAGCAAGCATATGCATGTGGATATACTAATGCTTATTGGAAACCTATATCTTTACAAGAAGTTGAAAAAGAAATAATATTACTAATATTGAAAGACGAGTTACAGTCGGGAAGTGAATTTTTTATATCTACCAGAGAATTAAAGTCATACGCTAATCCATTTAAGAAATGGGATTTAGGTAACTTAGAAAAGTCTGCTAGGATTTATATATCATACGCCAAAACTAGAAAAAATTTGTATCATGAAAAATACTCTCATTGGTCATGGAAATATGACACCGATACTGATCGTATCTATATAAGATATCGTGTTGATCAACCGTGGATACCAATGGGCATTGGGGTGTTAGAGCGAGAATATGAACTTAACAAATGAATGATTGGTATACTATATTAAGTCCGTCAAAACCTACTACAGGTCATCATTATCAGATAAAATGGTGCGAAGAAAGATTAGGTAAACGTTGGAGTGCTATAGATAATAGAGAAGGTATATGGTGTTGTTTTTGGGGCGGCAGAAGCATACCCGGCAAGTATAGATTTGAATTTAAAAATGAACAGGACGCTATATTGTTTAGTTTGACATGGCTATGAAATTTCAAAGTGATATTGATATTGACGTGGGTGATAGAGATAAAGTTTTATCATTGATAAAACATATTCCTGCCAGCATGCGTAATGTCACCCCCATACGAAAACATCCTACTGGTATCTATGTCACAGAGATTCCATATGATCCTATCAATAATATGTCAGCACTTCATTATGAAGTTGCTGAGGATCGTGGATATTTTAAATTAGACTTGCTAAACGTTCACATATACAATCAAGTACATGATGAAAAACATCTTATAGAGTTGATGGGCGAACCTGATTGGACTATGCTGAATCATAGAAATATTGTAGAACAATTGATACACTTAGGCAATCAGTATGATACATTACTAAAGATGCCCGAGTCTATTAATAGTATACCCAGACTAGCAATGTTTCTTGCAGTGATTAGACCTGCAAAGAGACATTTAATTGGTAGAACATATAAAGAGATAAATCAAACTGTGTGGGACAAAGATCACACTGGTTATAGTTTTAAGCGTAGTCATGCTGTTGCTTATGCGCAGTTAGTTGTAGTACATATGAATTTGTTGAGGGAACATGGAAATTAAATTACTTAAAGAAGATGATCCGCAGTTAAGAGAAGTTTCAGAAGCATGGAACTTTGAAACGGATGGAGACCCTACTGAATTAGTCAAGGCTATGACTAAAATTATGTTTGAGAGTGGTGGCATAGGATTAGCAGCCCCACAGTGCGGGGTAAAGAAACGAATATTTCTTATGGGGAACCAAGAGAAGTTAATTGTTTGTATCAATCCTGAGATACTAGAATCAAGTGGAGAGAATCGTGCCCAAGAGGGTTGTTTGAGTTTTCCTAAACTGTGGTTAACAGTTAAAAGACCAGATACTGTTAAAGTCAAATATCAACAACTATCAGGGAATATAGTAGAACAGGAGTTGGGAGAATTACCTGCTAGAGTGTTTCAGCATGAATTTGACCATCTAGATGGTGTGTGCTTTGATACTAAGGTAGCGAAGTTAGGATTACAACTAGCAAAGGAACGTAGAAAGCGTAAGGGTTAAGGCATACGTTTTACTAACGTTATACTTCTACGTTTGGACCTTCGTTTATGTAGTTCCATCATACTACATACGGGTCCATGTATTATTTCTAAACTCTTATTATTGAATGTTCTTAAGTAGGGCTTAAAGACCATCCATTCTTCCTTGAGGAATAAGTTTATAGGTACTAGTCTATTGCTTTCCCACCACCAAGTATCGCCTAATTCTAGAAATCTACTCTTTAAGTCATTATCAACGATTGCGCCATAGTCATATAATGATGTACAAGTATCGTCCCTATTCTGTATAATTCCTACGTAATCTTGGCTGGCATAGGAACAAATCGTAATAAAGGGGTGGTTCTCGCTTAACTTTTTAAAAAAATCGTGTGAAATCATCGTTTTGTTATTTACTGCTGTTATTTAATCACCCTTTACCGAAACAAATATTTTAATAAAATATAGAATAAATATGTGTAAGGAGCCAACTTGTGTACTCTACATCAGTATTCTATTATTTTCAACGTAACATCGTTGTACTACTTTCAGGTAATTCGCCGAGGAAATATATGCCAGTCTATGCCAAACCCCTAACCTTACATAAGGGAGTTGATAATCAACTCCAATTTCAATTTCTTAACCAAGAGCAAAAGCCTGTAGATATTACGGGTAAAGAAATAACCTGTAGAATTATAAGTTACAACGGCACTCAAGTTTTACTAAGAAAAGCACTTACATTGACCCTTCCATTGAATGGATTGGCCGTATTGCAATTAAATGCCGCAGACATAGAAGATATTGAGGCACAAAAATGCTATTACTCCTTAGAGATTCCTGCAGGGCAGTTTGACTATCCTGTATTCGTAGACCAAAATGCAGGGGCACGTGGTGAGATGAATATTGTCAACAGTGTCCTCCCAGCATTCGTACCATCTGAATCAGTTACTATTCCTACTGGCCAGCCCTTCCCTAATTTAGATGCAAACAATAGTATTAGCAATGTATTACCTAACGCTAACACCTATTATAGTAGCATAATTAACACTACAGATAATCCAATACTAACATTACAGGCTCATTACACTGAATTCAATGGTGACGTAACTATTGAAGGATCAGTAGATAACCAAGGTGGTGAGTGGTATCCTATCACTACCACAGCATATAGTAATGTTACCGACACATTTGGATATACCATAAGAGGTTATCACCCATTCGTGCGTATGGTCTTTACTAGCAACACGGGCGCAGTCACTAACATTTTGGCAAGATAAGTATCCAACATACATTGATTTTACGCAGGATCATGTTATAATTACATGATGCTTGATATCCTTACAGTTATCCCCGGTCGAAAGAAACATACACAAAGTGGTTGGTATAGTTTCAATGCACCGTGCTGCCACAATCGCGGGCATAAGGCTGATAAAAGACAGCGAGGTGGTATCAAGCAAGACGGTGAAAACTGGAGTTATCATTGCTTCAACTGTGGTTTTAAATGTGGCTTTATGTTAGGCAAGAGCATAACACGAAACACAAAACAGTTTTTACAATGGTGCGGTATTGATGAGCAACAAATTAATCGTTGGAACTTAGAGAGTTTACAGCACAAAGATTTACTTGACTTTGTAAAAGTTAAAAAAGAAAAGTCTAAAGTTAAATTCAAAGAGATGCATTTGCCTGAAGGTGAAATCATCGATATATTCAACCCTGCTCATAATGTATTTGTAGAGTACCTACACAAAAGAGGTATAAAGCATAATGAATATCCTTTCTTAGTAACACCCAATGCTGAAGGTCGTCAAGCAAATAGAATTATTATACCTTTCACATTTGAAAATAAAATAGTAGGACATACTAGTAGATATTTGGATGATCGCAAACCTAAATTCATAAACGAACAACAGCCTGGTTATGTGTTTGGTTATGATTTACAAAGACCTGAATGGGAAGTGTGTATCTTAGTAGAAGGCATATTTGACGCATTAAGTTTAAATTGTTGCGCACTAACACATAATACGATTAATGACGATCAGGTTGAAGTATTACGAAAATTAAATCGCAAGATTATATTTGTTCCTGACCAAGATAAGACAGGTCTCATAATTTGCGATAGAGCATTAGAATTGGGCTTTCATGTAAGTATACCCGAATGGGATAATTGTAAGGATGTTAACGATGCCGTAGTTAAATATGGGCGACTGCCTACATTACTAAGTATATTACAAAATTCAACAAACAGTAAGATTAAAGTAGAAATGCAACGGAGGAAACTTGATAAAAGAGTTTAATGTAGATGTGCAAACATTGTTTTTGCGCATGATGGTAACAAACGCAGAACTATACACACGGGTCATGAACATTATGAACCCTCAAAATTTTGATAGGAAATTACGTTCGGTTGCAGAATTTATAGCAGAGCATAGTAAGAAATATAATGTGATGCCTGAGCCTGTACAAATTAAGGCAACAACAGGAATCGAAATAGAAACTATAGCAGAATTAGATGATGGACATTATGAATGGTTCTTAGAAGAATTTGAAGCATTCACTAAACGACAAGAACTTGAGAGGGCTATTCTTAAAGCAGCCGATTTGCTTGAGAAGGGCGAGTATGACCCTGTAGAGAAACTGGTTAAAGACGCAGTACAGATTTCACTACAGCGTGATATGGGTACTGATTACTTTGCTGATCCACGTGCTAGGCTCATGGCACTAAAAAGTAACAACGGACAAAACAGTACAGGTTGGCCTAGTATGGATCAAAAACTGTATGGTGGTTTCAATCGCGGAGAACTGCAAATTTTTGCAGGTGGTAGTGGATCAGGCAAAAGTTTGTTCATGCAGAATCTAGCAGTAAATTGGGCACAAGCAGGACTAAGCGGTGTATACATCACATTAGAACTTAGTGAAGGTCTATGTAGTATGCGTATCGATAGTATGATGACTGAAACTAGTAGCCGTGAGATTTTCAAAGACATTGATAATGTTGAAATGAAAGTTAAAATGGTTGCTAAGAAAGCAGGTAAGTTACGCATTAAGTATCTCCCTGCACAAAGCACAGTTAATGATATTAGAGCATATTGTAAAGAATTACAGATACAGACAGGCATGAAGGTAGATTTCTTGTGCATTGACTATCTTGACTTGATCATGCCAGTTAGTGCTAAAGTTAGTCCTAGCGATTTGTTTGTCAAGGACAAGTATGTATCAGAAGAATTGCGTAACTTAGCAAAGGAATTAAATGTCTTATTCGTCACAGCATCACAACTTAACAGATCAGCCGTTGAAGAAATTGAATTTGATCACAGTCATATCTCGGGTGGTATTAGTAAGATTAATACTGCGGACAATGTTTTTGGTATTTTTACTAGCCGTAGCATGCGTGAGCGTGGCCAGTATCAATTACAACTTATGAAAACACGTAGTAGTTCAGGTGTCGGTCAGAAAATAGAACTAGAATTTAACACTGAAACATTACGTATTACAGACCCTGATCCTGAAGGTCATGGTAAAAACAAACAAGTGCAGCCGTCAGCAAATGATATTATGAGTAAAATTAAAGCAACAAGCACAATAAACGATGCTGTGCAAAATACTGTAGAACCTGACACAAATCGCATTGTGGCCGACGTACAAAGCGCCAAACTTAAGTCATTATTGAATTCGTTAAAGAAATAGAATTGTCATCGATTTGACTAAATACTAATAGGATCTTAATTATATATGCAAAAGAAAACAAGAAGCCTATTGGAAGAATTAGAGTCAATAGGGTCAAACCGTGATATTAATCATGTTATTGAATCAAGGGCTCTAAATGTGATAACCAGCGCCATAAATCTTATTGAATTAATCAATAGGAAGTATGATCCTGAAAAGGCTGAATTGCTGGAAAAGAAACTTCTTAGTGCTATTAAAAGTAAAGATCAGAAACGATTTTCGAAATCCTTAAGGAAATAACACATGAAACTAGACGAATTCAAAAAACTTGAAGAACTTAGACTAAGCAGTTTATTGGGAGATTACGGTGCCGCAGCCGTTAAAAAGATGACTGGTCAAGCAGGTGGTAAATCTGTCCAGCAACAAATGGCCCAAGATATGTTCTTAAAAGACTTTGTAGGTGATGCGGTATCATCATTGGAAACTGCTATTGAAGGCGGTCTAGTAGATCCTAATATTAAAAGTTCAGGTGGCGCCGGTGGTGCAGCACCTGAAAAGCCAGTAGATCCTGCTTCTGTAACCCCTGAACCGGCTGCAGGTGCACCCGCAGCGCCCACAGCACCTACTGCTCAAGGCGCACCGGCAGCCACTGCGGCTCCGGCTGCAGGTGGACTACAAAAAACCGGTACAAATATGGCTACTGGTAAGTATAAGCAACAACAGCAAAGTACACAAAATTTAAACAATTATGTTAAGGGAATTTCTCAGCAGTTAGGACAAGTGCAAGATAAAGCACAAAAAGTTGCTCTTACTAAAGAACTTGTTAACTTTATGGCTGACCGTAAAGACTACCCAGAATGGGGTAATGCGTTAAAAACAGCAGAGTTTGTATTAAAGAAAAATTCTGATCCTAATTTTGCAACAGCAGCCATTCAAAAACTACGTGCCGGTCAACGCATGGATTTAAATCCTGCAGGATTGAAAGAAGGTTGGAAGATATACTATCTTAACATGTTGATTGAGGGTGCAGGCCTAACATGGAAAGATTTAGGGCTTTCAGTACTACAAGAATCACGTACTAGAAAGTATAGAATTGTTGAAACACGTTATTTACGATTAAACAAGATTTTTGAAAGTATCGTAGAAGCAGATGCCTCAGGTAAAATGAGTATAGGTGAATACTTAAAAACTAGATGGTATCCACAATATATGAAGGGTGTCAATTACTCACCTAATCAACAAGCAGTAGATAGTTCGATTGATGCTATTGAAGCAAGTTATAGTAAAGATAAGGGTAAGGCTGCGCTAGAAAAATTAGCACAAATGAGTTATGCTTTATCTAAGGGCAATGTACCTGCAGGAGCAGCAAATATTGCAAATCAAGGAGCCGCCGGCGGCAGTACTGCGGCCCCTGGAACAGCGGCTACTAATGCAACTGCATCACAATCTCAATCGCAAACACAAGCCGCAACTAGCACAGCAAGCGCCGCACAAGGTGGACAGATGAATAGTCATCAAATGGCTGAACTAGTTAAGAATACAATGGCTAAACTCAAAAGTGTTGATGCTAAGTTATATGCAGAAACATTGAAAGAGTTAACATCAGGGACACCTACACAGGGACTTGATGCTAAGGCACCTAGTGCGGCTCCAGCAGAGAAGCCAGGATTTGTTGATAGACCTGCTACAGCAGCAGAACCTGAAAAGAAGGTAGCAGAATCAAAAACTAAAATTCGTAGATTCAGATGAACTTAGCAGAAAGCCTATCAGTATTAGCACGTAAGATTAGTGCCCTAGAAATCGTCACTGAGGATAAGGGTCACTTAGATCATCCTGAAGATTTGGTATTCTTAGGTGACTTACAGGGCGCAAATCGTGCATTAGATGCAATACAGAAAACTGTTAAGACACCTGACACAGTTACTATCAAGTGGGACGGATATCCTGCATTGATATTTGGACGTGGGGTAAACGGTAAGTTTTCCATCATGGACAAACATATGTTTAACAAGAAAGACGGTACGGGCAGACAAGTGTTTAGTCCCGAACAGTTTATTCAATACGATCAGGCACGTGGAGTAGACCGTACAGGTCTACACCAGTTGATTGCTGAAATATGGCCTGGGCTTGAGAAGGCAGATAAAGGTAAAGGATTCTATTGGGGCGACTTATTGTTTAGTCAACCATTAGAAGAAAAAGACGGTGTATACACTTTTAGGGCTAATCCTAATGGTATTACATACACAGTGGATCCTAATAGTGAGGTTGGCAAGTTAATGGCTGATAAGACTGCTGGTATAGCAGTTCATCAATTTATTCCTGCCGACGCTGCCTCAACCGATCAAGCGACTCCGTTGAACGGAACTATAGGCAAGTTACAGAACAATAGCAATATCGCTATAGTTCCTAGTAAGATGCCTATAACTCCTAAACTTAAACTAGATGCAGGTCTAGTGAACGAAGTCAAAAAAGCAATCAACCAATATGGCGGAGCAGTACAACAATTAATGACTACTGCTCCACAAGCACGTAATACGTTTAATCAATTGTTCACTACGTATATTAATAAACGTATAGTATCAGGTGACTTAAGCAATCTATTAGATGGATTTAAAGATTATGTTGCGTCAAGACCTATGACTGACAGCATGAGAGCAAAGATAGATAAGCACTTTGCTGAGAATACAGAGGGTCTAATAGGCGCATTTACGATGTGGATTGCTATCTATAATCTTAAAATGAACGTAGTACAGCAATTAAATCAAGCCGCAAAGTCTAGCCCTGTTAAAGGTTACCTACAAGACGGCACTGAAACTCAAGAGGGATTTGTCGCTCAGGGTCTTAAATTTGTAGACCGTATGGGTTTTAGTCGCCAAAATTTAGCCGGCCGTTAATACCTAATCCAGCATTTTTTTGGATCAGGCATAAATAATAGTATGAACCTCACGGGGTTCAAACTAACTAAAGGAAAAATAAAATGGCACAATTTACAAGAGTTAACGGTGATCTTAAGCCAGTTCTATGGCTTGACCAACCAGATTATACAAACACAGGTGTTAACGCTGTTTCTTCAGCACTTACTGTTCAACCACAAGGTCCAAAGTTGGACTTCTTCACGTTCACAGCAGCAGGCGCATTAACAGCAGCAGAAGTAACTCAAGCAATTCAAGTTCTTGAGCAATTAGCAACTATTCATATCTATGAGTATACTGATGCAGCAAGTGACACATTAGCAGTAGCATTGTATCCAACAGGTGCATGGACAACTGGCACAATCACAGCAGCAATGACTGCTGCGGGTGGCGGTCTAGCCGGTGGTGCAACAACTGCAACAGCAACTTTTACTAACTAATAGTTAGTTCAAGTTAACAAACAAAGGCCCGAGAATTAATTCTCGGGCTTTTTTATTGTTGTAAATACAGCATGTCATATAGAATATGCTGTTATACCTTGTTTGATATAACTAATACCGGTGTTCCTAATAGGTCTAAACCTCCAATGGACACGGATGCCTCTAAGTGGTTACATGATAGAAATACTCAGTGTAATTTTGACACTGTACTACAGGCTATATCATTAAGGTCTCAACCTGAAGTTGTAATACTACCAACTAAACAAAACATAAGATTTGATGAGTTTGAAAACTTTGGATTTCTTTATCAACAAAGGGAAGAAGAAACATATCCCATGTGGAAGTTTGAGTTTGAAGTACAGCACCCCAGTGTTTTTGAAAACGGCATAGAAGAATTAGGTTCATTATACAATGATTGCGATGGAATACCCATGATAAAATGTAGTACAGAATGGGCTGAACTACCTACATTTTTAGATACATCACCCGAACTTAGGAATATATACTTTAAACTATTATGAAAGATCAAACTAAACTAGAAAAGTTCTTTGTTAGGGAATTGTCTTCGGACCTAATGGAAATATTCATTGTGGATTGCCCAGATGGTAGTTATGAACTTTTTAATAAGTATAGGGTTGAACCCCAACCCGAAGGGTATTTTAAAGTTATACCTCTAACTGTTTCTGAAGAGCATACTTTTTCTTCCAAGAAGAATGCTTTTACTTGGTGTGTATTTGACAAATACAAAAAGATTAAAGAAAGTAAAAGGATTGAAGAACTAGATTTACTGTTAGGTGGTATAGAAGTGTCTATGGCCCAACAGAAAAAACTACTAGCAAAAGCACCAAATTCTGAAACCAAATTAATCTATTTGGCCAAATTACAAGAGGCTAAAATTAAGAAAAGTATAATGCTTAAAGAGATTAATACTTACATAAATATATCAAGACATTGGCAGAGCAATAAGTTCACCGATAAACAACCTAAATAATATAGGATTCAGATAAATACTATATCAGGACTGGAAAAACATACTATGAGACTAACAGATTTAGAACACAAGAACTATGCTACTACAGCATTGAAAGAGAATTTTGAGATGAATATTGACACCTCAAGATTGGATAAAATTAAAACCAAAACAATGCTTAGTAAAGTTTCTTCATTAATGCAAGAAGCACAGAAATCACCTGAGTTTTATAAGAATCAGGCAAGTGCGCCTTACATGAAGTTAGTGTTTATGGAACAAGCATTACGTCAACACTTCCAAGAATTGATGAAAACACCTACACGTATTGTTGTAGAGAATGAAGAGGTTGAAAAATCTCAAGTTGTTCTCGCTGCACAAGATATGGTAGATACAATTCAGAAAATGCTTGAAGATGTTGGTCAAATGCAAGTTAAAGAACTTCCTGCTCTTGTTGATAGCATTGAATCTGAAATTGGCGTCACTGAAGCACAAGGTTATAATGAATTAGTAACCGGTCAATTAGATGCATTGAGCGCCGCATTAAAAGAAGCATTCACACAGATGAAGGCTGCTAGAGACACATTGACAGGCGGTGCCCCTGCTGCTGATGCGTTTGGTGCAGCCGCCGGCGGTATGCCTGCTCCTGGTGAAGAAGAAGTAGCCGTTGATGCAACTGCTACTGAAGTTGAACCAGCGGTACCCCCAATGGCAGGTGATGAAGGTGCAGCAGCCGCTCCAGCAGGACCTGCAGAAGAACCAGAAGCAGCACCAGTAGGCGGGGTAGGTCGTGCGAAGAGGTAATTATGCGCCTCTTCGAATTGGATCAACAAAACGCACTAGCAACTAAAATAGTTGCAGCCACAGATCAATTAAAAACTGATTTGGATAACGGCAAGATCCAACCTAATTGGTCTTTGGATAAACTTTTAACTTATTTTCAAAATTATGATGTTATACTTGATCCGAAAGATTTGTATAATATGATTAAACAGCCTCCACTTAATAAAGTAATATCAAATATACAAGGTGATAAGGTTGTATTTAAAGGTCAGGCAGCAACGACTGACATGCCACAAGACCAAAGTAAACAAGTGGTAGCGCAGATGGCACAATCTGCAATGCCTACCCAATAATTTGACTTTCACTAAGAATAGTGATACACTATTCTATCAAATAAATATTTGTATGATATCACTTACAGAAACCGCTGCAACCAAAATACAACAACAATTAGATAAACGTGGCAAAGGTTTAGGTATACGTGTTGGAGTAAAAACTACTGGATGTAGTGGTCTAGCATACACATTAGAATACGTTGATATTGCTCCTGTTACACGTGATCAATTTATGTATGAATCATATGGAGTAAAAGTTTGGATTGATGGTAAGTCACATCCATATTTAAATGGGTGTACAATGGACTATCAAAAGAAAGGCCTCAATGAGGGCTTTGAATTTATAAACCCAAACGAAAAAGATCGTTGTGGGTGCGGAGAAAGTTTTAGAGTATAACATGTCATTAGAGATATCGCATTTAGTCACCGCAGGATGTAGTTATACATATTGTCAAGGTCTAGACGATCCAACAACACAAGGTTGGCCTGCATTACTAGCAAATAAATTAAATGTGCCTGTAGTAAATTTAGGTATTAAAGGTTCCGGCAATGATTCTATCTATAGGCGATTAGTAGAATATTTTTATTTAAATAATACTACTAATTCTAAACCCTTCTTTATTGTAGCATTTTCACAAGCACTACGTAGAGAAGAATACGTTAGCGAATATAAAGGATTTAAATTCGAAGATTTTAAAACACTGGCATGCTATGGTGATGAACCAATTGAAAGAGCAATCTTTGAGCATTTGGATGATAACGGTGTATATTTTATGGAGCGTAGAAAACTATTGAATTGGCTATCAGTAATTAACTTATTCAAAGCCAACAATACTTCATATTTTACTACTAGTTACATGGCAGATCATAATCAATCTGTTACTATTATTAAGAACAATTACCCTGAGTTATTTTCTGCAATATATGATGATGAAAACAAGATAAAAAACTTCTACGAGTTGACCAGAGGGATGAAAGTAACACATTGTAAACATGATGGTCCTGAGGCTCAACATGTCGTAGCAAACTATTGCTATGATAAAATGATAGAAAAATATAAAGAAATTAAACCAATAAAAACCAATTTTATAGATTTAAAAACCTACGCACACCGCACAGATACATCACGACACTCTGATGTGTGGACAACCAATGAATGGTATCAAAAAGAAATTAATAATGTACAACCCTAATAAATTCAATTATCTAGAATTAAAAAAAGAAACAATCGACGGATCAAGAAAGTACGTAACACCAGATGGTTTTAAAGTACCAAGTGTGACAACAATACTTGATGCAACTAAATCAGAAGAAAAGAAGCAGGCATTGCGTGAATGGCGTAAGCGAGTAGGAGAACAGCAAGCACAAGCGATTACCACTGAGGCCGCAGGGCGAGGCACTAGAATGCACAAGTGGTTAGAAAACTATGTAAAGACTGGTTCAACGGGTGAACCCGGTAGTAATCCATATAGTCTACAAAGTCATCAAATGGCTCATAGTATTATTACTCAGGGACTTAGCAAGTGTAATGAATTTTGGGGTACGGAAGTCAGTCTATATTTTCCTGAAGTCTATGCAGGAACAACAGACTTAGTAGGTGTCCATGACGGAAGCCCCGCAATCATGGATCATAAACAAAGTAACAAACTGAAAAAGAAAGAATGGATTGATGACTATTTCATTCAGTTAGCCGCATATGCCGCAGCCCATAACGAAACGTATAAAACTGACATACGTAAGGGCGTTATTTTCATGTGTACCGCAGATAATGTCTACCAAGAGTTCATTATCGAAGGGGCAGAATTTGATAGTTGGACCAATGTTTGGTACCAAAGACTTGAGCAGTACTACAGCAAATTTGTATGACCCTTTAATCTGTAAATAGCATAAATAGATGTAATATTCTAAAAGTTACATCTTATGGCTATAGTACAGATATCAAAAATTCAGCAAAGATCGGGCAACCTAGTCGATCTCCCACAACTTGATGAAGCAGAATTCGGTTTCGCATCTGACGAAAAACGCCTGTTTATCGGTAAAACGGAGCAAGGTCTAGAGAATATCGAAGTATTAACTTCATATTCTGAAGTTGATTTTAATCAAATCAATGGATCGTATGGTAACTTAGATATAAGTATTACCTCAAATACTGCCGCCGGCTCTAACGGACAAGTTCTTGCTTTTGATGGAAATAACTGGGTAAATCGAGGTGGAAACGCAGGTGGATTATTAACATTTGGTGATGTATCCAATGTTAAAATTACCGGCGGTGCTATCGGATACGTATTAGAAACTGACGGTACAGGTAATTTAAGTTGGACTCCAAAGTCAACTATTATCGCATTTATTGAAAATGCAGAATCAGTATTATTGGCTGCGAATCAAACCTATGCTACAGACACGTATAATGCGAACAGTGTAATTACAGTAGGAAATACCAGTGGATATACTTCAGGGCTAGCAATTCAATTTACAGGAACTGCTTTTGGTAATTTATCTGTTGGAAATACATTTTATGTTAGAAATGTAATTAGTAATACAGCCTTTACTATTTCAGATACTTCTAATTTAGCCGCTAATTTCACATTAACTGATGCATCTGGAAATTTAACAGTCAATCTTTTAGGAACAGTAGTAACAACTACCGAAGATAATTTCTTAATTGAAGGCGCAGAAATAACAATTACCGACGCAGTTGGTATGACTCAACTTAATGGTAATAGTTATTATATAGACATTTTAACGTCTAACACGTTTTCACTTTATTCTGATTCAGGGTTGTCAACGCCTATCGATAGTTCAGGATACAATGCATATGCGTATACTAGTGTCACCGATACTACAGCCTCAACTAATTACGTAACAGTGGGAGATACAACATCATTCACAATTAATGATCCCATTAAATTTATAGGTACTACGTTTGGTGGAATCTTTGCTAATCAAACTTATTATGTAGCAAATATCACTACTGCAGGGGCTCCTGGAAATATTACTATTTCAGAAACTATTGGCGGTCCAGAATTAACTTTAACGACTGCTAGTGGTACATGTAATGTATATGCTACAGGTGGTAGAGCAATATGTGCAGTTGGCGGAAGCGGTGTTGCTAACGCAGCCGGAGCAAACTCTACAGTACAGTTCAACAATAGTAATCTATTAGATGCTGATGCAGATTTTACTTGGAATAATAATACAGGTGGAAATCCTAAAATATTGACAGTAAACGGTAATGCCAACGTAGGAAATCTAAATGCTACCGGGGTTGTTACCTCAACAAGATTATTTTCAAATATTGGAAGTGGTTCAGGATCTCCGTTAGTTGTAACTAGTACTGATCGTGTAGCAAACTTAAATGTTTCATATTCAAACGTAAGTGATTTTGAAGTGGTAACAACGCAAACAACAGGTACATTTTACCCTGTGTTTGTATCAAGCAGTTCTACAAGTAATCAGGCACTAGGTGTTAATAGTGCGTTATCATTTAATGTGTTATCAAGTAACCTGTCATTAACTGGTAACTTATCTATCAGTGCAAATGCTAATGTAGGCAATATTGGAGCATCGCAGGGTATATTCACTAGTAATATTACTGCATTGAATGCAAACTTAGGTAATTTAGCAACTGCAAATTTTGTAACAGGAACGTTAACTACTGCAAGCAATGCACAACCAAACTTGACAAGTTTTGGTAATGGCACACAAGTCACGGTAGCAGGCAATTTAAATCCTAATGCTAACGTTACATATAATTTAGGTAATACAACAAATAGATGGAACGCATTATATCTATCCGGTAGCACAATCTACTTAGGTAATGCAACTATCACATCAAATGCATCAGGGGTAGTAATTACTAATGCATCCGGCGGTTCATTTACTGTCGGTGGTACAAGTGCAGCCAATGGTGCTGCAATCGTTAATGGTAACAGTAGTGTTGTTGTTACTGCAAATTCAAATGTAAACATATCATCGAACGGTGTTGCTAACGTACTTGTTGTAACTAACACAGGTGCAAACATCACTGGCACTGCTAATGTGACAGGAAACGCTAATGTAGGTAACATTGGTGCAACATCAGGTGTGTTTACAGGAACCATTAGTGTTACTGGTAATGCGAACGTAGGTAACATTGGTGCAACCTCAGGCGTGCTAACCGGCACATTAAGTGTAACTGGTAATGCTAACGTAGGTAATTTAGGTACTGCGGGATTAATAATAGCAACCGGTAATGTTACTGGTGGTAATCTTGTAACATCAAATGCTGTGTCTGCCGCAACTGTAACAGCAACAGGTACAATCACAGGTGGTAATTTAATTACCACAGGTAATTCGAATATAGGTACACTAAGAGTTTCTGGTACAAGTAATTTAGGACCAATTAGTAATGTAACAATTACTGGTGGTAGTGCAAATCAAATATTAAAAACAAATGGTTCCGGTACATTAAGTTGGACAGATGCAACGGGTGGTTACTATTTACATACACAGTCTAGCGCAAGTACAACTTGGACAGTTGTTCACAATTTAAACAATCAATATGTAACCGTAGAACCAATTGATAACACAGGTAATAGTTTTGTTGGTCGTTATGATTATCCTGTTATTAACTATACAAACGCTAATGCATTAACGTTAACATTCAGTTCAGCAGTAACTGGCTGGGCAGCAGTAGTTGGTGGTGGATTTACTTATGCAAACGTTGCGGGCAATATTACGCCAGGTGGTTTTAATACCTACGTTCAATTTAATGATGCTGGATCAATTGCAGGTAACGGTGCATTCACATTTGATAAAACAACTGGAACACTAAACTCTACGTTGTTTGCTGGCAGTGGTGCAAACTTAACTAACTTAAATGCAAGCAATTTATCAACTGGAACTGTACCTAGTGCTAGACTTAGTGGTACATATACTATTACAGTGTCAGGTAGTGCTACAACAGCAGGTACAGTAACAACAGCCGCACAACCAAACATTACTAGTGTTGGCACATTATCAAGCCTAAGTGTTACTGGAAATATAAGCGGTGCTAATATAACTGGTACACATTATGGGGCAGCGACAGGATTGACAAGTATACCTGGCGCAAACGTTTCAGGTACTGTTCCAACTGCAACAACCGCCGGTACTGTAACAACAGCCGCTCAACCAAATATTACATCAGTTGGCACATTAACAGGTCTTACTGTAAGTTCCACTATAACCGGTTCAGTAAGCGGTAGCGCAGGTACAGCGGGTACCGTAACAACGGCAGCACAACCAAACATTACGTCAGTTGGTACATTAACTGGTTTAACAGTTAATGGTACTACATCTGTAACAGGTAACAGTGCATTTACAGTAACCAATATAACATCAGGTGCTAACACTACATTAGGCTATATTACAGGTAACTGGACATTAACATCCGGTTCAAGAATGCAAGCAACATATGCTGACTTGGCAGAATATTATAGTGCTGACGAACAATATAGTCCTGGAACAGTTTTAGAGTTTGGTGGTAGAGAAGAAGTAACTTTAGCAACCGACGCAACTACTAGAGTTGCAGGGGTTGTATCAACTGATCCGGCATACGCAATGAATGCTAAATGCCCTGGACAATATCCAGTAGCGATAGCACTACAAGGACGTGTACCGTGCAAAGTTCGTGGCAACATTAAAAAGGGTGATATGCTTGTCAGCGGTGGCGGTGGTTATGCAAGACCTACTACGACACCTAAGATAGGTACAATCATAGGCAAAGCACTACAAGACTTTAATGGGATAGACGGCGTTATTGAAGTAGCCGTAGGAAGATTATAATAGGATAAGAACATGGCAGCAGCAATTTATACACCAAGTGGATCAAGTCAATTAACAGCAGTAGCAACTACTGATAAGGTCCGTATATCAACTACTAGCAGTGCAATCGCTGTAGCGGTAGGTAATAGTTCAGTCACAGCAAATTTAACTGGATGTGAAATTATTCCAGCAAATACTGTAAACAATAGTTTTATTGTAGGTGAAGGAAATTATATTGCTTATATTTCTGTAAGCGGTACCGGAATCTTTTCGGTAACAGATTTAGGAATGCCTACTTAATTCTAAAAATCTATTTCTATTGTGCTTTAACATAAAGTACTGCGAACACCACAAGTCATATAACTCTTGTGGTGTTTTTGTATTCAGCCACTTAAAATGTTCTATAAGAGTAAGAGGGTCAGATTTATTTAATTCTGAATTTTTGTACAAATCAGCTGGAGTATATAAGTTCAGTTTTTGTAATATTTTATAGAGTTGCCCATTGCCGTTATGTACAAACGGGCGTAATCCTATTATAGGTTTCCAAGTTTTTTCGCTCAGTTGCCATGGGTCATTAGCCTCAGTTTCTGATACCAAAACTGAATAAGAATGTTGCCATACGTCTAAATCACCTAATGTAAATAAATCTTCTGGTCTTGAAAATCTCAAGTCCGATGTGTGTAAATATTGATCAGTACTACCCGTTCTTTCATCTATGATTTCAAAATTACCTTTTTGAAAAGTTACATATGCTCTATCTATTAAATTGTTATCAATTATCATTTTTGTAATAGTATATCTATGTGGTTTAGATTTTCTATTATACGCTAAAAATGTGTGTTTTGGGATTTCATTTAGAGTAAGTTCATTTTCTGTATACGGGCGCATCAGCGGGGGAAATATAGAAACCCAATTATCAGGATGAAACCCTATTAATTCCATTACTGACTTCATAGAAACTAAGTCGTGATAATTTTTACATTCAGTAAACCAATGCATTCCGTCTATTAGCCCTACTATGTATATCTTAGTAGATTTGGGCACTGCATTTTTATTAAGCCATGGTATCAAATTTGCATCATTTGGCTCTAACCAAGTAAGATTGATGATCAGATTAGACTGATATTGACTGTTTTTCAATATGTCCTGTTTTAACTTTTCTATAAATTTCTGCTCATGTTCCCCAATAATATGAGGTTCAGCAGTATAAAAAGACCCGTAAATTTCAACTTTCATATGGTATTTATTTTTCGCAATAACGATAAATATATTATGCACTCTCATGGGGAGAGTCTTACGCGGTCCCCGCCGCGTAGTGAGTAGAACTCACATAACATAGGAGAAACAAATGGGACGCCCATTAAAAATCGCAAAAGCCCAGGCAGTAATTACTATTACTGACACTAACGGGACAACAGAAGTAGTTACAACTAACGCAAATTTCACTAACTTAGGTATCATAGCAGGTATGCCTTTTGTACCAGCAAGCACTGGTGGTGGTTTGACAGGTGGTACAATGTATTGGATTCTTGAAGTAATTAACTCAGGAAATAACAGTACCTTTACTGTATCTGATACTCCACTAAATGCTAACCCAACTTACGCTAAAGTTAATTTATCAACAGCAGCCGGTCTTACAATTGCAACAACCGTTGCTCCTGTAGATGCATATTTCAATAACCCAATTGGTGGTACAGGTTATCCAGCAACCAACGCAAATACTTATTCAGTAGTAGGTGGTAATACATCAATCTATGGTAATCAAGTATTAGTAGGTGTATGTATTGGTATTGCTGGTGACGGCACTATTACAACATCAGATGCTAGTCCAAACTTAGATGGTGTTGGTACAGACTTTGCAAACACATTGGCTGACGGTACTATCGTTTATACAAGTGAAGGTGTAATATTAGGAACAATCACTGACATTGCTAACGCTAACGCAGTGTTTGCTACATTTGCAGCCAACGCTACAGCAAACGTAACGGATGGTGCATATGTTTACGGTAATCCTGAAGCAGGCTTCATCGTTCGTCAGAAGGGTAAGCAGAAGTATCTAGTAACAGGTACAACATCAGGTTTAACAGCCGCATGTTATACAGCAAACGTTGCAAACACAGCATTGTTGCCTAACACAATGACCATTACTGCAACCTATGCTAATGCTTCAACAGTTCTTGTACAGTCACTAAGTGATCATACCGCAGAATTGTTTACAGCAACATCTGGTCCAGTTGCAACTGGTAACATTGTATTGCAGAACGCAAATCCTGCTTACGCATCGTTCAACAGCGCCGCAGTAGCAAACGCAGCCGACGGTCAACCATACCCAATCGTTACTATTACCGGAAGTTAATAGATCATGGCACAAGTATCCTTTAAGGCTGAAACTGATATTGCAGTACTTCAAGTTCAATATAAAAATTTGGACGAGAAGGTTGATGAGGTTAAGGCTGAACTCAAAGATATTCGTGATGACATGTCTAGAAACAATGATGCCACTCATTCACTTATTAAAGAGTTTCAACAGTCAAATGTCGAAGCACACAATAAGATGGCTAGTAAAATCTCTGCTTTGGAGAAGTGGCGTTGGATGCTTATGGGAGCCGGTGTAGTTATCGGCGCACTAGGTTATCCGGCAATAGGAAAATTGTTAGGTCTTTAAAAAGAAAAGCGGTCTTAGGACCGCTTTTCTACTAATGACTTCATCTTTTCTCTAACTACATCAAAATTGATTGTACTGAACAATCCTGGATGAAGAGGTTTAGGATAATGTTCATCTACTACCCAAGCGTAACCGCAATGCTCTTCATTTAATTTTGGTATAAATTCTTCATTCACTGAACAGAAGAATGTATTATATGTGAAACTTCCATTGACAAATTTTTGTATGGGAATAAGTTTCCAATCTTTATTCCATAGATCAATTTCTTCCACACACTCACGTTCTAAACCTTCAAGTAGGGTCTCGTTCTTTTCTATTTTGCCACCGGGTATACTCCAAGACGGAGACTTATCAGAACGTAACAGATACAAATATCGGCAAGTTGATGTACAGTAAAAGAAAATTCCAGCGGCAGTATTCATATAATGATTTATCTAAAATTAAATCACTATAGAATAATCTCCCTGATCATACCAACCTTCGTATGATTTCATCCATTGACCTTCTGTATTCACATAGCGATATTGTATACCAGTAGTTAAATTAGTAACATATTGTACAGAAGTTGCGGCTTGGCTATCAAAAGAAACTTGCCAACTACTGGTTGCACTATTGTATTGAATAATGTCGTTTGCGTTAGCAACTAAGTTTCCCCATGCAATAGTACTGGATCCATCGGATCCAACGTTGTCTACTAATAGATAACGCACACCATTAACAGGCCCAGGCAATCCTGCATTAGGACCCGTTAACAATGGATTAATAACACTATTAACGGGTAACAGTGTATTTTGCGGTAATGTGTCAGGATCAATATTGTAAATTAATAGTCTATCATCTAATGGATCAGGTACAATGGTTCCTACGATATCGTCCTCCATATATGGATTCTGTAACCATATTTGACTTACACCTGGTTTTATTTTACCATACGTGTTTAATAAACTACTCCAATATAAATCCGTGTTAGGAGGATTTGGATTGTCTAAGTCGGTATTAGGAGGATAGAATGCAGAATCTTGCGGTAATAACTGCAATGTATTTCCAATCAATAAAACTTTATATCCAAACGGAGTAATCTTTTGTCGTGTGCCTAATAGTAAATCATCATCTTGCATATCTTGGAAGGCTTTGCCTTTAAAGATACTAGCAATAACTTTATGAATTACACCCATCTTTTTAAGTTTGATTGAAGTACTAATCCATATAGGCATATAGAACTTCCATGTCATAACATCAATAGGGTTCCCTGTCCCTACTGGAATACTACGACTTGTAAATGTTAGTCCATCTTGAAAAACAACGCTCAATGAAGTCCAATCAATAAAGTTGTCTGTACTTTGTATTTCAAGTGCAGGGTTAAATATAGCACCTAATTGTTCTATAATTTCTAATTTTTGATTATAGTTGGTAGTCCAAAAATCTACAGTTACACGTAACGTGTATGGTGCCGGCATCAATCTCTCAACTGTAAATGCTTGACTTTGAGTACTATCATATGTACCAGTGTCAGGGTCGTATTGTCTTTGACGCACTTGTAACTTATCTACAAATGTAGGGTCCTGTAAACGTCTTTGATCATATTCTAGTGCTGTTATGTAGTATGTTATCAAAGGTGCGCTAGGCAAATTACTTGCGCTATTATTAGCAATGATTGTTGACGCCTGTCTACTGCTGTCACCATACATGACAGGCACACGCACAAGTATATCATTACCATTTGGATCTTTACCTTTGGTAACATACCAGTTACTAAATATTTTTGCAAACTGTATTAAAAATCTGCGTACTTGATTGTCATAGAAAAATTGTGCCATGTTTATAACTCAGGTGGTATAGGATCGGGAGCAGGCATCAGAACACTTGATAACGGTTGCGCTTCTGGTACAAACTCTGCGTTGTTATTTAGATATATTTGGTTCTCGTTGTTAATAAATCCTGATACCAATGATCTATCATCTGCTGTGAAGCCAGTGTCTGTTCTTACATTCTCGCTGATTCTAACCCAAATTTGACCATCCCAACGATATAATATTTGTGGCATGTAATCAATACGTAAGAAATAATCTCCTACTTGTGGATTCTGTGGGAAACTAATACCTGCCCCAGTAGGTAATCCATTTGGTGCCTGTCCATCGCCTGTCAAATATCCTGCAACATAGCCAAAACTCTGAGGCGTATATCTAACAATGTATTGGAATGCAGGATCGCAATCTGCACGATAGTCCATTTCTGTACTAATAGTTCCAGTAAATCCAGGCTGAGTTGGATCTTGGTCAGCCGTTGCATATGTGTTATCAGCGGTGCCATATGGGCCTGTAACAACGCCCAATGATTGTACTATAAGAGCCTTGTCACCTACGACAGGTCCTGAACCAGTGTCTGTTACTTCAGGGGGAAGTTCTACTGTTTCTAACTGAGCCTGAACAAACTTGTCTATCTTATCAGATAAATCAGCATCAGCAGTTAAGTCCCAAATACTCTTAAGTGCTTCTTTACTAATTTTTATACCTGCACTGCTAGTTTTAAACTTAGGATTTCGCATCATAACCACAGCACCTGTTGTAGTACTAGGCGCACCTTTAGAACTAGTTATAATATTATACGGTGGTGCAGGTTGACCATCTTTTCGAGATAACACGCCGTTTTCTTCATATACTCCATATGTAGGAACAATGTATAGGTCATTAAGATTGTAACCTGATTTAGGAACAATGCGTTTTGCTTCTTTAAGATTAGCATCATTAATTTCTAAATTCTTATTATAAGTACCAAGAATATCTCTAAGGTCTTGATTTGTGTCTAGTTTCCAATATTCTGCATTAGGTGGACTAATTCCTATAGGTACTTCTTTAATAGATTCATAGTTCTTATCACCAAACGATATTACATAGCCCGGTGGATATGTTTTATTTTTATCCCACTGTCCTAAATAATTGTCTTGATTTATAGGCTCTTGTAATATCTGACTAAACTCTTGACTATCAACAAGCGGCTCACATTTGATACGCCACAAGTGCGGGAACCATGTGGGGCTGAAGCCTTCGCTTGCATAGTTTGCGTCAGTGATTTGCATAAAGCGTTTTAATGCAACCGGAATAGTTTCTTTTAATGGGTTATAATCAAGTAAGTGAGGTAATTCAATAACATCCCCTACCATTAATTTTCTGCCTACAAGATCAATCATATCATTGTAATGAACAGTGATGAATATGATATCATTCTGTAAGAAGAGACCAAACTGGCTTAAGTCAAAGTCCAAATTTTGTACATTATAGTGCCCTCTAAGGCGATATATGTTTGGATCATAAACCCTATCTCTATTTTCTAAAAATAATAAATCTTGTATATTTGTAGGTTCAAGTTTATCGTATTGGGGTTGAGTATAATCAACACTAGGGGTGTTAGCATTAGGACCCAAATACTTGTGAATATATAAGTCTGTACCGCCAGCAGTCAGCATTTCTGACACAGTTCGGTCTAGAAATTTGTAGTCGTTAGTCTTATTGGGACGGTATAAGGATAATCTTGGCATATAAGTATTTATCGTAAATAAACTCTATATCATGCGACCATTAGAAGATAACAACATCACTATTATTGTATTTCCGCCTGGTTGCGGGGGAAATCATTTGGCTAATCTTTTATCTCTACATGAAAAATTTCAATGTAGATTCAATTCTGACAACTATCAGGAAGATTTATTAACTCAATATAGCCAATCACGCTTCAACTATCATATGGGACCACTGGAAAATCTACGTAATGTTGATTGGCCTGCGACTAGAAGTTATTTTAAATCAAATATAGGTATACCTATAATATGCTCACATGCAACAGAATATTATGGATTTTTAGAATTTAAACAAAAACGTGACGTTTTTCTAGAATGGTCATCACGAAATATAATATTATTTAAATTTCCAAATGAAGAATCTATACCCTTTAAACGCTTCTATAACCTAAGGCATGGAGAAGGTGTAGGTTCAGTAATGACAATGGAAACATATAAAACTTATTATACACCTGAGGTGTTTGATTTAGACTTGAGTAAAAATAGATTTATGTTAAAATTTACAGGGTACAAATCGTACTTAAATGATATAGTAAGGTTTGACACAGAAAAATATATGGATAAGTATGGATTTGACTATGTGCATAGTTTTTGTTTAGATACGTATGGTATCGATTTGCCCTCCTTTGGAGAAAAACTGCATAAAATTTGGTACACAAGATTAGTTACCCAAATCTATTGACTTTTAAACCCAAACACTATATAATACTGAATATGATTGATTATTGGAGAATTCCATGCCCCGTGTAAAGAAAGCACAACCCGTTGTTACTGAAGCAACTTTTGTCATGCCCAAAGACTTGAATCCTAGGGATCCAGACACTAAGTATATGGGCTTTGAACCCAAATTTGTCGAGCAACCCGAAAATCATAAAATTGCATTAATGGACGGGATGACTTGGTACAATCGATTCTATGGTAAGAAAGAAGCCAAAGAGTTTATGATTAACTATTTGGAACGATCAGGTAAAAGTGATTTAGTTAAAAAGATCGGCAAGATTCCAGATAGTGAATATGTTATGTCATATGGTTGGGTAGCACGTATGGCATTGCGTGGCCTTATACTCAGTGAAAAAGAGCAAAATCAGATTCTATCTGAAGTGCAACGCCTCATCGATAAAGCAAACGAACTGTATCCTAAGACCAGTCAGACTGGTGGGAAGAAAGAGGCTGTTGTTACTAATCGACCCAACGTGCAAGAGATTATGAAGGATCGCACACGTGAGGCAGGTGGTGAACTTGAAGGTCTATACGATGACTTTATTTTGGCAGGCGCCAAAAAAGAGTTTTCTGTTAAGGTAATGGAAGAACTTAGCAAGAAAAATGTATTGCCACAGCACATCAATATATTGATTGAGCCTTGGAAGAAACGTCAGGAAGAATATCTTGAACTTCAAAAAGGTAAGGATGCTCAGTTGAATGAGGCATATGCTCATCTTAGTAAGGCTCAAGTAAAAAATATTCTAGCGTACATTGATAAGGTTATTGCAGACCTAAACGGTTATGTTAGCGTTAAGAAGGCTAATAAGACACCACGTGCTAAGAAGCCAGTGAGTATTGAGAAGCAAGTAAGCAAACTCAAGTATCTTAAAGCCTTTAAGGATGAAGCAAACAAGTTGGATCTTGTTAGCATCCCTCCTGCAAAGTTGTATGGCGCTAGTGAGGCATGGGTTTATGACACTGCTAAACGCAAGATGCATCACTACATTGCAGACGAATATGCTAAGTGCTTCGGTGTTAAAGGTAATACGTTGCTTGGCTTTGATCAAAAGCAAAGTGAAGTTAAAACACTACGCAAGCCTGCTGAACAAATCAAGCAACTTATGGGTAGCAAGCCTGCGGCACGTAAGTACTTTAAAGACATTAAGGCTGTAAGTACTACTCCTAATGGACGCTTTAATGCAAGCATGATTATTCTTAAGGCGTTTTAATGACAAGATTAGTAGTATTTGGATGTTCTAGTTCATATGGACAAGGCTTACTTGATTGCCCTACTGGGAACGAACCTCCCAGTAGGCTGTCATGGCCTTCTATATTGGCTTCTAAATTAAATTTAGATTGTGTGAACTATAGTAAGTGCGGAGCACCTAATAAACAAATTTTATTGAAGTTATTAAATTCTGAATTAATTGAAAATGATTTGGTAGTGATACTTTGGTCGTTCGCTCATAGGGGTTACATTCTTGAAAATAGCAAAGATGCTAAACCAATATTAGTTCAAGATAAGTACAGCGAAGAATTTTACAAAATACACACTGAATATGATATGTGCGTGGACACAGCAATCTACATGCACTATGCTAAGTTATACTTGAATAGTAAAAATATAAAAAATTATCAATATTATTTTGATAGAACTATTCAGTTAAATGATACTTCAAGTTTAGTTCCTATTACCGCAGAATATCTAAATTACAATACATTAACTATTGATATGGCATGGGATAACATACACTTAGGCCCTAACTCACACAAAAAAATAGCAAATTATTTTTATGACAAAATTAATGTTGATAGCAGGTTGTAGCCACACAGCCGGTAGTGAGATAGACGGGCAAACTGATAGTCCTCACAATAGACAACATAGTTATGGTAATTTATTAGCCAACATGTTAGGCTATAAACCTATCAACATCGCAGTATCAGGATACACAAACAGCGCAATAGCACGTAGTGTCCTAGAATGGTTTTCTAATCATAATATTACGGACTCAGAGGTTTTTGTTCTTATTGGTTGGACTGAGAGTGCTAGGATAGAAGCGCCATTCGAATATCCGACATGGCATCAAAAACTTAATGGTAAATGTGCAGACTGGTTTTCTGAATCGTCTGTTAATTTCTTGCAAATTAACGTAGCACACCAAAATTATAGTGATAGAGAAAAAGAAATACAGCAGGATTATCAAACCTTTGTGGTACGCAGAACTGAATACTTGGAAGTATCTAGTGCCAATTTAGTATTACAACTACAATATTTTTTGAAATATAAAAACATCAAGTACTTAATGGTGAATACAAACCATATGTTTTCTCACACTAACGAAAAGTATTTGGATTTTTATTTTCAAATGATTGATAAGAATAACTATTATAGATTTGATAATAATCAATTATCTTTTTATCCTAAATATATTGATTTGGGATACACAAACAATCTTGCAAACTATGGGCATCACGGAGCAGAACCGCATAGATTATATGCAGAAGAATTACACAAATACATAACGGAGAAACAATGAAACATATAGACTTACACAAGTACCAAGAATTTGTTGAGGCAGTGACTAGTAAAGAAAGTAATGATCTCACAACATTTATGAATCGTTTAGACAGATTAGACGGTAACTACGAAGCATACGGTAGTGATGGGGAGTACATGCACGGACCTAACATCAATGTACCATTGCTACTAACCGCTGGATTAGGATTGGGTAGTGAGGGCGGTGAGTTCCAAGAAATCATCAAAAAGATTTTCTTTCAGGGCAAACCACTCAGTGAGGAAAACGTATTCCATATGAAACGTGAGTTAGGTGATATCATGTGGTACTGGATCAATGCTTGTCGTGCGTTGAATCTAGACCCAAATGATGTTATTGCTGAAAACGTTAATAAACTTAAAGCACGATATCCCGGTGGTGAGTTTGATGCATATTATAGTGAGAATCGTAAGGACGGAGACCTCTGATAAATAAGCATAGTATTAGGAAATATTATGCCAACAGATATCTTATCAACTCCTACTAATTTAACGTTAACTGAACTCAAACAAGCACTGTTTGATAATATAAAATATCGTCTAGGTGACGGTATTATTGACCTTGAATTAGACCCTGAACATTATGAGGCTGCATTTAATTATGCAATAAAGGTGTATAGACAACGTGCGCAAAACGCTACAGTAGAATCCTATACACTAATGACCGTTGAAAAGAATGTTGATACATATACACTTCCTAGTGAATTTATTAACGTCAGATCATTGTTTCGTAGAACAGTTGGATTAGAGACTGGTCCTAGTTCTACATCATTTGACCCATTCAGTAGTGCTATCCTTAATACCTATCTGTTAAATTATAACTATACAGGTGGCATGGCAACATACGATTTCTACGCTGGTTATGTAGAGTTGGCAGCACGTATGTTTGGTGGATATTTAACTTACACATTTAACCCTGTCACAAAAGTACTAAAAATTGTACGTGACTTTAAAGGTAGCGGTGAACGTGTATTAATTTGGGCTGATGTGCAAAGACCAGTAGAACAATTATTACAAGATCCAGGTGCTGGAGTTTGGATTGGTGATTTTACCTTTGCTGTCCTTAAAGGGACAATAGGTGAAGCACGTGAAAAGTTTTCTTCTATTGCAGGCCCCGGTGGCGGTACAAGTCTAAATGGCGCCGCATTAAAATCTGAATCTAAAGCAGATATGGAAAGACTTATCGATGAACTAAAGAGATATGTCGATTACAGCCAACCCCTAACTTGGGTACAAGGGTAAAATACTTCTTGCATTGTTTTTTTATTTCCAGTATAATAGTAATATTAACTGGGAGATAATATGATTGTAGGGATTTCAGGCTTTATTGGTAGTGGCAAAGATACCGTTGCAGATTATCTAATAAGATTTAAGGGATTCCAACGTATGAGTTATGCAGGCCCCTTAAAGGATGCGGTCGCTTCAATTTTTAATTGGGATCGTGAACTATTAGAAGGTAGTACAAGATATAGTAGAGAATGGCGAGACCAAGTTGACCCATGGTGGGCAGAACGTTTAGATATAAGACACTTAACTCCTAGATGGGTATTACAGCAGTGGGGTACTGAAGTTGGGCGTAGAGCATTCCACGATGACATTTGGATCGCTAGTATTGAAAATAGGCTTAAGGGTACTAGAAATAATGTGGTAATTAGCGACTGCCGTTTTCCTAATGAATTAAAATCTATAAAACGTGCAGGTGGTATTACTGTAAGAGTTTCAAGAGGTGCTAATCCAGTTTGGTATAATGCCGCTGTAGAATTCAGTAAGGGTTACTATAGTCCGGGTTATAAGGCAGCACTCAGTACGCTAGAATCACACAATGTACACGCTAGCGAATACAGTAGTGTAGGATTGGAATACGATCATTATCTTGATAATAACGGAACAATCGATGACTTGCATAGAAAAATTGACTCAATAATCAACTTGTAAGTCTCCGCGTTTCCAAGTAATTTCTTTCTTCTTTACTACCTCTACGCAGTTTAGACATATACTACGTAGATTACTATATTCAACGTTTTTCAAATTTCCATCTATGTGAAATACTGTAATTTGTGTTGGATATAGACTTTTAAACCCACATATATCACATGTGGGTTTTTTCTTATACCCCGCCTTTTCCCAATTAAAGATGCGCGGTTTTTGTTTTGTTTTCTTTCTACCGCATTGGTCACATATACTTCTATAGTGCGTTACATTAGCACGGACATAGTTAACTGCACAAGGATTCTTGTTACAAGTTTTACATATAGGACGCTTTAATGCCATACAGTATTTATAACCTTCGAAGGTATGGTAATCCGGTGTTTTTTGGAGAAATTCATAAATAATAATATGAATCACAGGTGGTAAACCTCATAATTTTACAATAAAGGAAACATAACATGGCACTAGCATCTCCAGGCGTAGAAGTAACAATCATTGACCAAGCTCAATATCTTCCAGCGCCAACAAACTCAATTCCATTTATTCTGTTAGCAACAGCACAGAATAAAGCAGATCCTACAAGCACTAGAGTAGCACCAGGTACAACTGCTGCTAACGCTAATAAACTCTACAGAGTTACAAGTCAGCGTGACTTGGTTGCATTGTACGGTAATCCTTTCTTCTATACAACTTCAAATGGTACTCCTATTCAGGGTTACGAATTGAACGAGTATGGTTTGCTTGCGGCATATTCAGCATTGGGCGCAACCAATACTGTTTATACATTAAGAGCAGACATTGACTTAGCAAGTTTAGTTGGCTCAACAGGACGCCCAACAGGTGATCCTGAAGATGGTACTTTCTGGTTAGATACTACTTCATCTACTTGGGGAGTTTATGAATTTGATGCAACTACTGGACAGTTTAGCATTCAGAGTCCTCTTATTATTACTGACACCGCTTTAATATCAGGCGGTGTACCCGTAGCATCAGTAGGACAAATTGGAGATTACGCAATAAATGCAGTTTATGCAGATAATGCTGTACCTTCTAACAGCACTGCTAAAGAATATTTTTACAAAGCATCTAATAATACTTGGGTTCCAATCGGAGGTTATGATTGGTTAGGTGCATGGCCAACAATACAGGCTACAAATTCAAACCCAACATTAACACCCGGTGATACAATCACAATTAGTTTAAGTGGTGATAATACTGCAACAATAACAGTTCAGGCTGCTCCTAATAACTTGCTATCTGTTTTAGTTAACGATATCAATAGTTTAGATTGGACATACTTATCTGCTACAATTACCTCAGGTAAGATGAATTTATTCAGTAAGCAGACAGGTGGAGACGGTGGATTAAATCCAACAAACCCATATCACTTAACTGTAAGTGGTACCGGAACATTGTTAAATGATTTAGGAATAGTATCTGGTACATACTATCAGCCTGGTTTAGCTTATGGAACTTCTGCACAGCAGCCATTATGGCAAGCAAGTCAGACATATCCAAGACCAACTGGTTCTGTATGGATTAAAGTTGGCGCATCAGGTGGTGGACTTCTACCAGTAGTTTCTCAATGGAACGACTTATTAAAGGCATGGTTACCAAAGAATGTAACATTATCACAAAGCGATTGGGCTGTAATAGGCTCAATGGACGCAACAGGTGGTAAGGCAATTCCTGCAAATTCAATTTATGCTCAGTATAATTTTAACGGTGACTATAATCAAGGTCCCGTTTACTTATGGCAAAGAGTTGCAGAAGGTCCTACTGTTGTAACAGGTACAAATAATGCGCCAAGTTTCACTAATGGTCCATATACTGCATTAGTGCAAGTATCACTTCCTGGAAGCAACGTATTGTCCAGTGTATATACATTCAATCTTGCAGATAATACAAATGCAACAGACTTTGTAACACAGTGGTCGGCAGCAGGCATACCATTCACAACTTGTTCTGTGACCAGTACAGGTGCATTACAATTAACACATACTGAAGGCGGTGTCATTCTTGTTAATGATATCGTTCAAACAGGCGGAAGTAAAGGTGCATCACAGCAATTAATGAGTGCTGCTGGATTTATTCCAAATTCAACAAATGGTGTTAAGTATGGTCCTTTCTCTGTACTAACATATACACCTTCACAGTCCTCAACAACAGGCGTTGGAACAAACTTACAAATCACTGTTACAAATGATTTCCAATCATACAGTGTGAACCCAACAGTTATTCCAAACGGTGGTTCAGGTTATGTAGTTGGTGATGAAGTAACATTTACTGGCAATAACATGGGAGGTACAACTCCTGGTAATAACTTAACTGTTGTCGTAACAGCAACAGGTCTTGGTGGACAAGTATTAGAAGTAAGTTATGTTTCTGGAACAGCATCAGCAGTTCCTTATACTACATTACTAAGTAACTGGTACCCATTAACATACACCGCAAATGAAGGCGCTCCAGTGGCAGCCCCTGCAAATGGAACTAATTGGTTCTATAGTGTTGTTAATCAAGTAGACATTATGGTTAATTATAATGGTGCCTGGTATGGTTACAAGAATATAGGTTATGACTATAACGGTTTCCCATCAACAGCAATTCCAAACGTAACGGATCCAGACGGTCCAATCATAAGTGCTAGTGAGCCATCACTACAAAGTGACGGCACACCATTAGTTTATGGTGATCTATGGGTTGATACATCAGATTTAGAAAACTATCCAGTGATGTTCCGTTGGCAGTTTGTTGATGGTATCGATAAGTGGGTAAGAATTGATAATACTAATAATGTTGACCCAACAGGTATTCTCTTTGCTGACGCACGTTGGGCAACTAACGGCACAACAAACCCAGCAGACGATCCAATTCCAAGTATTGGAAGTTTATTAGTAAGCAATTACTTAGACTTAGATGCTCCTGAGCCAACATTGTACCCAACAGGTATGTTGTTATTCAACTTACGCCGTTCAGGATATAACGTTAAACAGTATCGTGTTAATTATTTTAACAATGATAGATTCCCAGATGCAGTTCTCCCAACACAAAGAGATGCATGGGTAACTGCTAGCGGCTTACAATCAAATGGTTCACCGTTCATGGGCCGTAAGGCACAACGTAACATGGTTGTACAAGCAATGCGTGTAGCAATTGATACTAATACAAGTATCCGTGATGAAGATCAATTCTTCAACTTGATGGCTACACCTAACTACCCAGAATTACAACCTAATATGGTTGTGTTGAATGCTGATCGTGGTGACACAGGCTTTATCATTGGTGATACACCAATGAGACTTGCTGACAATGCAACAGACATTCAAGCATGGGCAACTAATGCTGCAGGTGCAACAAGCACAGGTGAAGATGGTTGTGTGACACGTAGTACTTACATGGGATTGTTCTATCCAAGTGGTATTGCTCCAGAACCAGTTAATGGTAACTTAGTTGCTGTTCCCCCATCACATATGATGATTAGAACATTCCTAAGAAACGACACAATTGCTTATCCTTGGTTAGCACCAGCAGGTACACGTAGAGGCTTGATTGACAATGCAACCAATATTGGTTATGTTGACAGTGCTACAGGGGAGTTTATCACTACTCGCACAAGAGTCGGTATACGTGACGTATTGTACACTAACTTTATTAACCCGTTAGTGTTCTTCACAGGTAATGGCTTGTTGAACTATGGTAATAAGTCAAGTTTCAATAGTCTATCAGCACTTGATAGAATTAACGTTGCAAGACTTGTTGCTTATATTCGTAGACAATTAACAATTGCAGCAAGACCGTTCGTGTTTGAACCAAACGATGCATTGACAAGAACTGAAATTTCAGGTGTTGTAGATACATTGTTCTTAGATTTAGTTGCTAAACGTGGTGTTTACGACTATCTAGTAGTATGCGATGAGAGCAATAATACTCCTGCAAGAATAGACCGTAACGAGTTGTGGATTGACGTAGCGATTGAGCCAGTTAAGGCTGCTGAGTTTATCTACATCCCTGTACGTATATTCAATACTGGAGAACTATAAGCAGTAAGTGATTGGGTGCTTCGGCACCCAATCAAAATGAGATAAATAAAAGATAACAGGAGATTAAAAATGGCAGTAGCCTCACAATCACTAATTAACATGTCAGTTGCAGGTTCCGATGGAGGAGCCGGCAATCAAGGCTTGTTAATGCCAAAACTACAATTCCGCTTTAGAGTGTTTTTCAGTAACTTCGGGGTAGATGCAACAGGTGGTCTTTCACTAACTAAACAAGTAATTGATTGCTCACGTCCTAACCTATCATTTGCTGAAATTCCATTGCAAGTTTATAACTCAACAATTAAACTTGCTGGTAAGCACACATGGGCTGACATGACTATTAATATTCGTGACGATGCAACCGGTGCAGTATCAAAAGCAGTCGGTCAGCAGTTACAGAAACAATTAGACTTTGTTGAACAAGCATCAGCAGCAGCCGGTAATGATTATAAGTTCCAAACTAACATTGAAATTCTTGATGGTGGTAACGGAACCGCAGCACCAAGAGTACTTGAGGCTTGGGAACTATATGGTTGCTTCTTAAAGTCAGCAAACTATAACGCTCTTAACTATGGTACTAATGATGCTGTAACTATAGCATTATCAATTGCTTATGATAACGCAGTACAGGCTCCATTAGGATCTGGTGTTGGTTCCGCAATAGGAAGAACATTAGGCGATTTGGCATCTGGTACTGGTTAATAATAATCTTAGGATTATTATATGGCACAGTTGTCAAACTTTCTTAGGGACGTTGCCGGAGGATTCTTCGGCAACGATTACCTTAGAGATTTCACTCACGCAAGTAAAACTTTTAGGACCAATCTATACCAGAATGCTCCTAAATTAAAGTTTTTATTCCATGTTTATTTTGATATCAATACCGAGGCTTATCCTGTTAGCCTCGGTACTGGTACCAACTTTGGTTTATTAGTTAAAGATGTAAAACTTCCTGCTTATAATTTTAGCACGTTACAATTAAATCAATATAATAGAAAACGTATAGTTCAAACTAAAATCAAATATGATCCTGTAAGTATTAATTTCCACGATGATAATGCAAGCACTATAACAAAACTTTGGGAAGCATATTATACTTATTATTACAAAGATGGCACTAAGCCTGACATTGACTTGTTTAGAGGTGTGCGCGGCGGTGCAGTAACAGGTGGGGATTCACAATATAACGTAAGAACTCAGTATATTAATTCTATTGGTGGAAATGATGATTGGGGTTATATAGGTGAAACTAGAGCACCAAAAGCAGATGCGGCACCCACAAAGCCTGCATTCTTTAAAACAATTAATATCTTTGGATTTTATCAACACAAATTTACAGCATACTCACTAATAAATCCTATCATAACATCATTTGCACATGACACTTATAACTACGCAGAAGGTTCAGGTGTTATGCAAAATACAATGAGTATAGATTATGAAACAGTCGTATACAACTACGGTGCTATAGATGGTAATGCACCAAGTAATATCGTTAAGGGATTTGGTTTAGAACAAAACTATGATAGAAAACTAAGTCCTATATCTAAACCCGGTTCTAACAGTAATGTATTTGGACCAAACGGACTACTAGAAGCAATAGGTGGTTTCTTAGAAAAAGCAAGAAATAATCAAATTACATTAGTTGATGTAATTAACATGTCTAGGTTATATTACGGTAATAAAAATGTTAACCTACAGCAAAGTGTTAAAACTGAACTAGAACAAATCTTTATTCAATATTTAAGAGGCATACGTCCCGGTTCACCTCCAGGCTCTTACACACGAAACACTATGTTCAATTTCCCAATACCTGGCGCAACACCGAACGTATTAGGAACAGCAGGTGCAGCACCAGTAGGTGCGTTGACTCAACCAACTACTATTAGCAAAGAGCCCGTCGCAGGTAATGTGACTACAACAGCGCCAAAATCGGGAACCGGCTCTTAATCAGTTGATAAATAGTGTTATGGGAAAAATAATTGACACTAGAACCGATTTGGATCAAACAGTAAGAATATTTGACGCCTTTTATTCTACTGATTTACAAGTTAATGCAAGTGAGTTTGACTTAGTATATTCATACTTTTTGGGTATATGTGAGACTAAAAACATTGCAGAAAATTTCACTGCCGCCTTTTTTAGAGTAGCACAAGAATCAGGATTGCCGGTAATTTCATTACTAGAAGCAATACAAGGTTCTAAGAATAAATTAGAAATGAATCAAACATTGTGCTACTATCTCAATGGATTCAAATCTAAAACATCACTATACGGTATTGGTATTATACCTAAACCAAATCAAAGTGTAGCACGTAACGTAGTATTATGAAATGGCTAATTGGGCACAAGGTTTATTTACTCCCAAGCACCCTGAAAAATATATAGGGAAGCACAAGCCTAAGTATCGTAGTGGCTGGGAACTCACATTTATGACATTCTGTGATTCTCATAAGAACGTTCTTTATTGGGCTAGTGAAGCAATGCGTATACCTTACAAGCATCCTATTACAGGTAAACCTACAAATTATATTCCTGATTTTTTCGTTGTATATGAAAATAAGTTTGGAAAGAAAATCGCAGAAGTCGTAGAAATTAAACCTAAAAAAGAGAGCCTCATTGAGAGCAGAGTAACTAGTGCTAGAGATAGAATAGTAGTTGCAATTAATCATGCTAAATGGGCAGCAGCCATGGCTTATTGCAAACAGAACGGATACACATTTAGAGTTATAACTGAAGATGACCTTTTCTATCAAGGTAAGAAAAGGTAAATAAATACAGGTATGACTAAAAAACTGCAAGAACTATTTGAATTGCCTACTTCAGAAACTAATACTGTTGACGAGTTACAGGCCCCTTTGGTTGAGGGTATAACCAAAGAAGCCTTAAATAATTTAGAAAAAATTGAAAATGCGCTACCACAGGTTAAAGGGCTGGATGCAGCCGATACTGAAATGGATGCATTGACGGATCTTGCTACTAATAGTTATAAAGACCTAATGGATTTAGGCATGCAAGTTGACAGTAGATTTAGTGCTGAAATATTTGGGGTGGCCGGTACTATGTTAGGTCACGCCATCACTGCTAAAACTGCTAAACTTAATAAGAAATTGAAAATGATTGAACTTCAGTTAAAGAAGGCTGCACTAGATGCTAAGTCTGCTGATAAAGATAAAGAAGTAGAAAACGTTCCTATAGGAACAGGTCAAGCACTAGATCGCAATGAATTGCTTAAAATACTGAACGGTAAAAATCAGGAAAAATGATAAATATTAGACACGGGAATTTAATATGAAAAGCCTTAAACAATATATTACTGAAAGCATCAAGACTTATAACTACACCATTAAAATTGCAGGTGAAGTTGATAAGAATTGGTTAGATATGTTCAAGTACAACTTGAAGAAATTTGACCCTATTGAAATTAGTGAGCCTTCACAGACTCCTATTCAAAAAGACCCATATGGTTTTCCAAATCTTTCAAATCAATCAGTAACTATTATTAAGGCTAATTTCAGATATCCTGCAACAGAACCAATGATTCAACAGATGGCACAATTGTTAGGATACAATGTTGACATGGTTCGTGTAGTTGATACTAAGTATAACGATAGTATCAACAAGGAAGTTGAAGGATATGAAAATCAAATGTCACATAGCCCTGTATTAACACATGAAAAGTTAGAACAGGAAGCCGGTGCAAAAGAAGCAAGTAAGGCTTATGGTGACAGTTATCTAAAGAGCATTAAAACTCAAACTAAAGACAATAAGATGAAAATGCAATTTGATGGTAAAAAAACCCCAAATGCATTTGACCCATTCAAACCTTATTTGGATGACAAGTCATTTCCAGATAGCCCAATGAGCAAGATTTCAAGACCGCCTAAGCCAAAGACTGGCGCAATGGCTTAATTTAGAGGACCAACAAAATGAATTTCAAAGACATGTTAGATAAACTAAGCCTTCTTTCAGAAGCAACTAAAGAGACTGATAAAGGGCGTGTACATAAGGCTGATCCAGGTGGATATGGCCGTAAGTATGACACCGATGAAGAAGGTGAAGAAAAGAAAGACGATAATAAAGAGCCAGCGGCAAAGCGCGGTCGTGGTCGTCCTAAGAAAGGTGCAGATGATTCAGGCGAAGTTAAAAAGTATAGCAACGCCAAAAGTCTACAAGACGTTATGATTGGTAATAAGCCAAAGAAAAGTAAAGAATTAGACAAACTTCCTGCTAAGAAACATACTCTTAAGGATTGGTTTGAAATGATGGACAAGAAAATGCTTGAAGAAGCGGCCCCAGGTCAAAGTCTTTCTGTTAAACCAATGCCTGGCGCAAGTCAATTAGTTGATCCTGCAAGTAATAAAGTTATCGCAACTGGTCCTGCTGATAAAATTAAAGCCTTGCAAGGTAGTGTTGCTAAAGGCGAAGTAACAATGACTAGCAAAGAAGGTATGGCAGAAGAAGAAGGTGACAAGAAGTGGATTAAGGGAGCAATCAAGCATCCTGGCGCATTCACTAAGAAAGCAAAAGCACATGACATGTCAACGTCAGCATTTGCTAGTAAAGTATTAGCAAACAAAGATAAGTTTCCTGCTAAGACAGAAAAGCAAGCACAACTTGCTAAGACATTAGGTAAATTAAAAGAAGCAGATATTCCTAGCGACCAAGTTGATATGGGCGCAGGTTTAGGTGCTGGTCGTAGTCAATCAACTTTTGAAGCCAAAGAAGATAAGAAAGCCATGAAGAAAGATCATAAGGCTGAAAAGATGGGTAAGAAAGTTACTAAGGACATGGAAAAAGTAGAAGAGGCAGCAAAGCCAGATTATATCGATTTAGATAAAGATGGCAATAAGAAAGAAACAATGAAAAAGGCTGCTGACGATAAAAAGAAAAAGAAGGTAAACGAAAGCATGCATAAACATACAGCCGCAAGACTTTTAGGTAAGGCACACGCTCTCGCTAAAGAGGGTTACAATTGCCGTTACGAAGATATGGATGAAGCACGTTGCTATCATGAGGGCTTCAAAGAAGGTCTTGATGAGTGCTACGGTGTTATGCCTGTACAGGGCTTAGTAGGTGAGACAGGGGTACCTGGCGCACCAGCAACTCCACCAGCAACAACAGGTGGTATGGCTCAGCAAGCAGCCGCACAACCTGCTATGGAAGCAGACATGGAAGAAGGCAATGCATTTACTGGTGCATTAGCAAAAGCAGAAAAGGGTGAAAAGTTTACTGTAGGTGGTAAGACATTTACAGATACTAGTTCATTAGAAGAAGAGGGTGCATTTGCATTTGAAGCACTTGATAATCAACTTAACGCACTCTTAACAGAGAGTGAAGAAGTTACTGAAGGAATGAGCGTATCTATTAGCAAGGGTCAGCAAGGTATGCCTGACACTGTTAGTGTATCAGCACAAGATGGTGAAGCAGAGCAACTATTGAGTTTCATTAAACAAGCCGGTTTAGGTTTGTTTGGTGACGGTGGTCCTGCAAGCAATTATGGCGCACCCGAAGGTGATTCAAGTATAGATCACGGTGGTATCAAAGTTGTTGGTGATCATGACGGTATGATGGGCTTGATGAAGAAAATAGCCGGCATGGAGCAGGGTTCAGAAGTCCATGATTACGAAAGTGAAGAGGGTTCTGAAGAAGGACACGAAGATCATGGTCATGATGAGCCATGCGAAGCATGTGGAAGTGCTGACTGCGAATGTGATGAAAGCGCAGAAATGGTCGATGAAGTAGAAACAGATGACCAAAGACTTGAACAAGTTGCAGAAACAGACCTTGAAGAATTGAAAAAATTAGCAGGTGCTGGTCATAAAGAAGAAGTTGCTGAAGCAAATCCACCAGACAGTGGTGCCGCAGAAACTACAGCAGACGAGAATGCTGAAGCAGAAGAAGATAAGGCTTTAGCAGCCGCGGCACAGCAAAATAAGACAACCACTGTAAATGAATGGGCAAATGATGCAGGTCAGTCGCTTGATGAGTTTAGAGAAGAGACATTCGAAGCAGACATTGATTTTATGATGAATGTCATATCAAG